ACATAATTTATATATTTGTTGTCTGATTAAATTTATACTGTTGTGTTGCTCGATGCTTAACACGATGCAAATATACACAAAATTGTGTATTGTAGAAATTAAATAGCAATTAAAATACACTAAAATGTGTATTTTAAACTCATTATAAATAAGGTTTTTATTATTTATCTGATTAACAAATAAATAAACATAACATGAAATTTAAGGACTTTATATTTACCTCTATGCAGGAAATATTATAAGGTGTGAAAGATGTACAAGTATACACAAAACTGTGAATTATGGATATAAAATATAGAATTAAACAGGTTCGAGAATATTATTGTGAAGGCAATAATGAAAAGTTTGCACAGTTATTGGGGGAGCAACCAAATACTGTTAGCAACTGGGCAAATCGGGGAATGAATAATATAAGTGTGCTAGTTAAATTATCAGATACATTCAAAGATTTAAATCTTGACTGGCTTATTACCGGTGATGGTGAGATGTTGAAGCAGCCAGAAAAAGAGGTTAAACAGATTTATTCACCAAAAATTAAAGAAAAGCTTCAGGACAAACCTGTTCCTTTATATGACATTGACGCTGCTGCTAATTTGAAAACGCTGTTTGAAAATAAAAAACAGAACATTATTGGGATGATCTGGGTTCCAAACATGCCGGCTGTTGATGGTGCAATGTTTGTCCGGGGTGATTCAATGTACCCAATTTTAAAAGCAGGAGATATTATTGTATATAAAGAATTGAGCGAGCTACAGTACATTATTTATGGCGAAATGTATGCTCTTTCATGGAAATGGGATGGAGACGAATATGTTAATGTGAAATACGTAACACGTTCGGAAAAAGAGGAACATGTTAAGCTTGTAAGTTATAATACCTATCATGAGCCATTGGATATACCTATATCTCTTATCCAGGCTATAGCGCTTGTAAAAATAAGCATTAGATATAATACCGTAAAATAATTAGAATGTTGTCAAATCATCTATTTTGGCTTGCAGTAGCCATGTTAGTCTGGTCCGGGTTTAATATAAATACTGCTGTTGGGTTCAAAGGATCAAGTGTTATTACAAAGAATGTCATTCAATGGGTTGGAGTAATTGGTATAATTGTAGGATTAATAAGAGTAGTCTCACTATCTATTCATTTTAATTGGTGGTGGATGCTTGGAGTAATAATTGCGTTTTTTATTATTATCGGTATAATTTCATCCTTAATTAAAGGCGTCTCGGCAACAATTGTCTCTATTTTAGGCGTTTTGGGAATCCCTATAATATGGTGGATAGGAGGAATGTTTTAATTTTATACAAATGAAAATATGAAACCTAATGTAAAAAGATCCTTATTAGGACTTATTGCTTGTGTTGTTATTCTTGTTATTATATTAATAGTTTTTGGCAAACAAGAGAGTGGAGGGAGTAAGAATATTGTAAATTTAGGAGTTGTCTGCGTAATCGGCATATTTTATTATTTGATTATTTTATTGACATCTATATTTTCAAAAAAATGAAATTTACTAATAAAGACTATTCATTAATCTCGTATGTATTTATTGTCACTTGCATAATATTTATTCTAATTATTGGATATTTATTTGCAATAAACGGAAGATACATTAAAATGTCAGATGGGACCGTATTTGATAAGTGGAAAAAGGAGGTTTACCAGGTAGGAAGCAGGGAAATACCTGTTGTTGTTAATGGGGAGGATATATACGATGCTTCTCGCTGAATTGGTAAAATCATATGCAGGTAGCAACAAAAGCGACAAGGCTTTGTTGAGCTACCTGGAGACTGAGCATGAAGTTGTTCGGTTTGATCCGGGAGTAAATGTCGCAGATGTTACGGAAGAATGGATTGGTAAATTTGAAAAATTTGCCGGAGCAAAACATGCCAGGAACGTTCGGAAAGCGGTTAAAAATTTCTGAATATCTGCAACTGGTCTGCAAGTGATTTTCCGACATCACTTAACTAATTTATTTATAAACTGATAGCGAGGATAGATTTACTATTCATAATCATGAGGTCGGGGGATCATGCCCCCCTCTCGCTACAAAGTTGATAAATAGGCTGTTAGGTGTTACTTACAGCCTATTTTTGTGTGTTTTCGTGGTGTTTTTTTGGTTAATAATGTCTGTTTTTAACCGTTTTTTGCCGTTTAGATCTGCAAATGATCTGCAAATGATCTGCAAATGAAATTTAAGTGATATGATTTACATAAGACTTTATCTAGACACACGTTCCAGCAAGATGGACGAATCATGCCCTGTCAAGATTGGAATTACCAATATGGGTAAGGATTTTCTAATATCAACAGGGATTAGCTGCAATGAAGATAACTGGATTGATGGCCAGGTAACCAGGGATGAACCGAATTACAGAACTAAAAACTCTGCGCTGCACAACAAGGTAAATCAAATTAACATGCTTATAATGGATTTGGAGCGCAGGAATATCAATCCTTCAAATGCAAGGCTTAAGCAGCTAATAAAGGATGAATTGTCAGGGAAGCAGGGCAGCGACATTACCCTTATCGATGTGCTTAATGAGCATATTGGCAGCAAGACAAAAAAGAATACGATTGATTCATATCTGCAAACAAGAGATAAAATTGCAGATGGAGGTATGAATATCCCAATAGATGATTTGAGCATAAAATGGTTGAAGAGTTTTGAAAACTACCTTCGAAGGCTGCAAATGTCTGTTAACACCATCGCATTGCACATGCGGAATATCCGGGCGGTGAACAATTATGCAATCGAATGCGAGTACACCCAGGTTTACCCTTTTCGGAAATACAGTATAAAGAAGGAGGAAACGGAAAAAAGATCCCTTTCAATTAAAGATCTTCACACCTTGTTATTGTTCGACTGTGAGCCACACATGATCCGTTACAGGGATTATTTCTTCTTGACGATATACTTGTGCGGAATCAACCTTGCCGACCTGGTAGAGATAAAGGAAATACGCAAGGGGAGAATAGAGTATCACCGAAGCAAGACAAATAAGCTGTATTCTATTAAGGTGGAACCGGAAGCGATGGAGATAATTAACAGAAACAGTGGATCCGAATATCTTATTGACGTAAAAGAAAGATTTTCAGATTACAGGTCCTTCAATTCAAAGTTAAACAAGATGCTCAAGACAATAGGGCCGGTTAAGTTTGTGAATAAAAAAGGGAAGAAGGAGTATCAACCACTGTTCCCGGAACTTTCAATCTATTGGGCCAGGCATACCTGGGCCACGCTTGCTGCCGAATTGGGTGTTTCAGATGAAGTTATCAGCCAGGCACTTGGACATTCAACAACAAACCCCACAACAGCCATATACATAAACCGGAACCGGGACAAGATCGATAAGGCAAACAGGAAGGTTATTGATGCAATCACACAATTTAATATAAAACAATGAGATAAATGATTTGTTTCCCTACACTTGTAGATTAAAACAGATCATTATGGCACGAATAAAAATTGCAATTACAGGCGTAACATCGCAGTCAAACCATCAGGATGGAGAATGCAAGAGCATTGTCAACCTTCGTCCGGAAAGAGGATATTATAAACCTGTTCCACCACGTAAAATAGTACAGGCGTTAACGGACGATTACGATATAGTGTTTGTGCACAAGGGTAATGCTTATGAAAACTGGATTGGCGTTAAAGTAGGCGTATCTTCTTCAGAAATATTTTCAAACATAAAAATATCACCCACTCCAATTGGAAGCGGATATGTTACAGGTAAAATAAACAGCGTTCAGCAGATAGGGAACACTCTCTCATTCATAACCGACAGTACAATATACTACGCACTGTATAAGAATGGCAGCTATACTTTTCTTGGGGAGATCCCGGAACTTCCAAATCTTAGCATCGGGGCGTATAACGAAACAACGGTATCAAGGACATACCAGGAAGAATATGGATCTTCTGTTGATTGGTCTGAAGTTATGAGCCTCACAAAAGGACTGGTATATAAAGCTACTGATATTATTGTCAATGGAGGTATTGTCGGTGGCGTTCCTGTTGATGGTGTCGGGATAATGCTGTTTGATGCTCACCTGCTCCGCTATGCGTTCAGACTGTATGATGGTACACTCGTAAATCATTCTTCCCCGCTTCTCGTTTTGCCGGCCAGCTCTATTTTGGATTTGAAAAAGATAAAGTTTAACGTTATTGGACCATTGCAGATTAATACAACATCCTATGTAAAAGTGACAGGGTACAATATAGGAATATCGATTGACACCTATGATATTGAGCCATGGAAGGATATAATAACCTCGATTGATATATTCTTATCAGCACCCCTTGGATTATCCAATATTGAAAATTTGACAGAAGATAGAATACTGAAAGAATTCAAGACGGCAACAGACGCAGGTGGATCAGGTCCTGAAAGTAGAATTTTTGAATCACTTGACAAGGATGGATTGAAGAATGTGGCTATTGAATCAAAGTTTTATTTCATAAAAAGTTTGCGAATTGGCGATTGGGTGAACCCTCTTACTCCGTACATCATTCCAACTTCACAAACAGATATTACCAAACTGGAAAACCTTATTTATCAGGAATTGATGGCTAACGATCAGTTTTCACATCACGATTACGGATCAAATTCTTCGATGATTTATAATAACAGGTTGCGTTTATCACAGGTGCAGACTACATTTTTTAAAGGATTTAATACGCAGCATTTCCAATGGACAACGAATTATAATGGGACTGCTCTATCTGGATCAGGATCAGATCCAACAATAATAGAAGTCGAATTGCTCGTTGATAATAAAACACAGTATGTTTATTCTCAATACATGGATTATTTTGGTGTAGCTCCCGAACCTTTCTTTCAGGCGTATTTGTCTTATCCAGATACCAGGGCAAAGAGAATGAGAATATACAAATCATCATCAGGAGTGTGGGGAGAAGTGTTTTCGGCTACATTAGAACCGCATCCATACTTGAACATTTCATTTTTTGTTAATGACAATCTTCTTCCAATCAAGCAAACCGGAACAAATACTCGAACACCGGTAACCGCTATGTTACCGGTTACTTTGTTTGAGAAAAACAAGATAAAAGTATCTGAAGTAGATAATCCATTTATGTTTCCTTCCATTAATACTTATGTTGTCGGATCCGGAGAGATCCTTTCCGAATCAAGTATAATCATGAACGTTTCGGATAGGAACTATGGTATGTATCCGGTGTTCGTCTTTACTACCGATGGTGTTTTTACTATGGCCGGGCAGGATGCTGAGACGGTACATTCATCTGTGCAGGCTCCTACATACTTGGAGCCTCCAATTTCAAGCGTTATAGGTGCAACTCCCTATGGGGTAGTATTCATAACTAAGAGAGGGTTGATGCAGATCAGCAATTACAAAACAGAAAGTTTATCCCAGGTGTTGCGTGAGGATGATGATATTATAAACATTGATCTCACAGGTATCACAGATCCGGCTATCTCATATCCTTCGGTATCTTTCCGCAAGTTCCTGGAGTCATGCACAAATATGGTTTACAATCCATACGATGATGAGCTGATAATATCTGCATCAGGGTATTTATACAACTACGTGTATGACTATGAAACAAAATCATTCTACCTGTCAACAAACCTGGTGGGGCAGGTAGTTCAAAATACCTTCCCGGATATTTACTACATCACTTCAGGTAATCTTATTGATATTTCCCAATCAAATGGTGATGCAGCGAATGTACGCTTCCTCACCAGGCCAATTCAATTTGAGACAACAGATATTAAGAAACTGGAGAGGATCTTCCTTCGTGCGCTCATGTACAACGTGAACAACATGTCTGTGGCGGCTTACCATTCGATCGATGGTGTTCACTTCACTCCGATAAAAGGGGTCACGTTCGGTGCCGGGGAGAACTACAAGGACTTCGATCTCGGACTACTCGCCAGGGAGACATACCGGCAATACCTTTTCCTGCTTACTGGAACCATTGACGAAGAAAGTCAAATTGAGTATATCGAGTTCGAAGTTGACAAAAACTACAACAATGAAAAGATGAGATAAAAAAACCGCCCTTGTCCTCACGGATTTGGGCAGTAAGACTAAAAATTCATGTATGAAAAAACTTCAAATAACTTTCCGTATTAGTTTTGAATACTGTATATACTGTTTGGTTGCCTTTTTCCGGGCTTCTTTCGTTACATTATTATTCCTGCTCAATGGCGTAGCATAAAAACACTTCTGTTCAAGTTCAAGGGTTGTCATTCTCTTTGGCATCCATCCCTTTCTCTTGTAATCATTAAACATGTATTTATCGAATATCTTTAACCTCTCTCCGTTTGGCTTTACGATGATGGAGAGGAAGAATCTCCGGTTGTGCACCTTCTGAAGCAAGTCAGACATAAAGATCAAAAGGCGTATTTTTATACTGGAAACAACAACGGTGTAAGCATCATGAATGTATTCGCTTATTTCTACCAGGTCTGATTTGATTTCTTTAAACATACGATATACTTTTTTTACAAATATATGGGCATTAAGAATAAACGATGTGTGTTAGAATTAAATATCGCTCATTCCGGAAGCTCGTCTACTCCTGTTATTTGGCTGATCATTTTCATCCACAATCACTGGTAACGGAAGGGTGTAAACAACGTAGATCCCTATCATCCTTGTCATGATAATATCATCGTGTCGGCCTTCCTTGGCTCCGTATGATCCGTTTTCCTTCTGCTCATACGTCCTGGCTTCGTTTAATGCTTCTTCGTCACGCTCAACATAACCGCCTTCTCGGATAACTGAAATAAAGTTAGAAATGATCATCGGCTTAGTGGATCTGTTGGTGTTGAATCCCCATTTTACCGGATAACCTTCTCTTACCTTGTCGGCTGGTGTCCTGGTATAAAGGTTGGGATAGTGCATTTTTATTGTTTCGAAGATCAATTCAGCATCATCATCTTTTATATCGCTGTCGTATGTGTTACTCTCAACGACTAAAAGTGCTTCATTGTAATATGTAGCTATCTGTACGGCTATCCATATTGAAATATCCTTATCGATGTGCCCCCGGAACTGTGCCACGACCTCCGGTTTTTCTCCATCAATCAGCGGTAAACGGTCAAAAACGGTAATAACGCCCCAATCTGCCTTGTCCGATATCCCTTTCTGCGGATCGAAAACGACTACATATCTGTCTCTCACATTTAGCGATGATGGATGTCTCCAAACCATCAGCCTGTTTTGCGTTTTTCTTAATTTCAGCTTAACGTCACTGCTGCCGTATGCTTGCATCGCTTCCGGATCTTCAATGAAGCGTATGTTCTTCATTATTCCATCACGCTTACCAGGCTCGATATTTGCGATCTGTGGCAATTCATCCGCTTCAAGGGTGCCAATGGATGCAGGTGGACGGCACTCGCTTCTTAGGGCTTCTATGTCCTCGGAACGGAACACCGGTTTTCCTGAATCCTGGAACGCTTCAATATCATCCGATGGGAACTCTTGTTTCATTTCACTTACCGAACTCATTTCACCGGCCTTGGCCCGGTACCAGTTTATTTTCTCCAGGGTAACTTCCTCATTGTTGTCAAACAACGCCCATTCGTATTCATTTATCGTACCGATAAACTTCTCGATATTCCCTTTTATCCTTTTCCCGGAAAAACCAAAATAGCTTTTAATAATAGGTTCGCTGTAATTTGGGTTATAAAACCAGGGCAGGAATACAGGCGTGTATGCGCTCTCACCTTTCTTTGCCCGGCTGTATTCTGTTTCAAAGTAGTCTCCTAACCCATTGGCCGTACTCTCATAGAACACAGCGGTCCAAGGCACAAGTTTCATTGTACCTATGATTGAGGAAAGCAGTGAGCTTGTTTTCTTCTTGTCGGTATCGGGATAAAATGCAACCTCCGAAAAATGGGCCAGTTTAGGATTTTGGGAACGGACACTATCAGGCTTTTCGGCAGATCCAATCGTAATACGGCACCCTCTTTCCTTTATTTCTTTAATGTTTAATGTCTGATCGAAGTTACTTATCTCATACCGGATGCCACCTATTGGAATCATCGTCTCCATCGATCGTGTGTACATGCTTCGTATGTTCTTGGCAGCATCGTTCACGTGAGCACACACTACGCTGTTCCATCTTCTCTTCTTGACCTTTTGGATCCAGGAGAAAAGCATCTGTATATATGTTGAAATACCATGCTGCCGGGCTTTTAATGTTATTATCCTTATGGGATTTCCGGCTTCAAGATCCTCCATTACAGTATGGTGGAATTTTCGCTGCGCCCTGTTCATTATAAAGGGGATAAGTTCTCCGGTAAGACCGTCCTCTATCGTCTCATACATGCGGAAATAATATTCAGGATCGTAGCTTATCCGTATCTCGCAAATATCAACCCAACATCTTTGAAGTTCCTCGTTATCGAATTCTAATTTATAATGTTTGTATAGCTTTTCAATGGATTTAAGTTTAGATAGCTGTTTAATCATTGGATTTTTCAGCATCTTTTTAGGAATGTATATTAATGGATAAGGTGCATCCAATATTTCCAGATGCACCCTATCGCCATAACAACCCCTGCCAGTTACCGGATCATATTCTTCATTGATCTTTTCTGTCCGCTTGGCGTTTTCAATTAAAATGTCTTTGACATTCCTGGGTATCATTTATTTTTTTATAAACAACAATATAGCTATGACCGCAATTATTCCGGCGGCCACACCGTAAAAGAATAACCGGAAATTAAAACCGGTGGTCGGAACAATTTTTTCCTTTAACTCTCTGTTTTCATCACGAAGCTGATTAACCTCATATTCAAGGTTTTTGTTTCTTATTGTGAGAGCCGCGGCCTCTTTTTTGTACTCCGCGATCTTAATTTCGTAATCTTTTACGGTCCTTTCTAACATGCTTTTGCTGACTGTGGTTGTCTCTTTCTTAACCGGTGGCTTTCCTGTCTGTGGATTCACTGGCCCGCTTGTGTCGTACTCGACTTCGTGCTTCGACACTTCCTCCTGCAATCGTGAGTTCTCGTCTCTTGTGCGCTCTAAATCGCTCTTGAGCATTTCAACTTCTGTTGTCTTTTTCTGAAGATCCGACTTGAGAGAGATAACTGCTGAGCTGTCCACCTTTGTTATGGTCCTTTCCTGAATGATCTGTTTAGGTTTGCATCCGGTAGCAAGAAAAATGATCAGAACAGACGTAAGGATAATTGCCCAAATAATATTTTTCTTGTTTGCTTTCATAATTTCTGATTCATATATTTCAGATAATGCTTCCTCATTGAAATATTGTAAGGCTCCCGGCCATACTTTTCCGCTATCTTCATGTAGCCCGATCCGTTGTATCTGACTGCTACCGTATGCCAATCCTTCCTTTTCAATGCGCCCATGAGTGTAGCATCTGTCCGGATAAACTCTGCCATCTGAAAGATCTGTCGGTCCTCTCCTTCTTTTGCATCGTCCCACATTTCACCAACCGATATGTAACCCAGACGCTTCCAGTTAAAACCCATTACCTGCCCTAAGCCTATGCTTGTGCTCTCCATCGCAGCTATTGGATCCTTTGAATAAGCATCATTGAAAGCGACCCATTCTGCTGTTTGTCTTTCAACACCGTTTAAGCTCCACTTCCCGGAAGGGGCGTAAGGGGCTTTTTTCTTAAACCAGGCCGGCTCGAATTGGAGAATCAGCTTCCCGGTTGCATCATCGAACCCTTTCCCGCCACTCTCAACCTCGATGAATGCAGCCAGGGCTTCCGCTTCTACTCCTATCCGGCAAGCTTCGTACTTTATGGATAATCGCTGCAACTTCGTCATTTCTTGCTTATTACTTTTACTGCGACAATCTCACCTTTTTCATCAACAATCTGTATTACCTCGATAGGGTAACACTCGTCCTGTTTATTTACGCATTCAGGGATATAGCTTAATCCTGGTGAAATAAATGAACCTGGAACAGTGTATTTATTACGTATAGTTGATTGGCTGGTCGTTAGCATTCCGCAACTAAGTATTAATAATAATCCAATTAAAAGTAAACTCCTTCTCATATTATTTCTCTTTAATTATGTTTTTGATTTTGTCTGCGATGCTGTCAACAAGCATCTTTCGTATGTACTCCGAATAATTCTCCATAAGATCATTGTCATTGATCCCCATCAGTGTGCTCCCTCCAACAAGCCTTGTAATGACTTTTGTTATTGTGAATATTGAAGCCATTATTGCAGCCCATGGAACATCGAAAATATCATTCAATACAAATAGGGTATCGAATATTGCTGATACACTCCATACGACAAGGTAGAAGAATATCCTGCCAGGTATGTTGTAGTATTGGAGATCCAGTTTTTTAATAGCTTCCTTGTCTTCCTCGCTAAGATCTGCAACTTGTTCTTTATCCTTTATCCTGTGGTATGCTTTGTTCCACCTTAAATTAACCAACGTTATTAACAGGGTAAATATCAAGACCAGGGGCGCATATGTAACGGTCAGGGTAACGTGATCTTTTGCTGATTTTTCATTGATCATATCCCCGAAAGCCTGTTCGTACAAGGTCTTTAAATCTTTACGATTGATCTGATAGTAAATAGTGTCAGAAGTTGTTATTCTCTCTGCCTGTACTACATATGTGCTATCCTTTTCCATTCGCTATATCATATTTAATATTTTCATCCTTTAGTGTTTTCTCAATAAATTCAATGTCTGCCCCTTTTTTGATCATCCATTTTATTCCAGTTGATCTATCAATAATATCCTGAAGTTCAATTCTTTCTCTGTATAGTTTGTCGAAACAGGATAAACTTGTGAAGTGTACGTACAAAGTCATGATGAAGTAAAATATTTAAACCCATGCGGAGTTATTGTATTGCATAACCTTGTTAGTATTTAAAAAATACGCTACCATACCCTGATATGGAGACGAGATACTTCCGGTACTGACTACCGTATTACTGTATGGAGTAGTCACATCAATTGAGCCACTTATGGTAGAGGTGTATCCATATAAGTTGTTATTAAATATTTTTAACACAATAGAAGCAAATTCTTTTGTTATTTTTATAGCTACACTCCCAGCTGTACTATTCCCTTTCAAATAATTATTTGTTAGCTCTGAATAGTTTATATTAAATGATAATGCTTTTAGCTCAACGCCTATATCTATACATTCAATGTAATTATTGTTAATCACAAAATATGTATTAGCTTCTGTAGTGTTAATAAAAACGCCTCTTGAGAATCCTTTAAATAAATTATCGAAAATTCTTATTCCTATTGGATTATTTATAAGAGCACCTGTGCCTGATGTTGAATAACATTTGTTGTTTGAAAATTCACATCCTATCCCTTTATATGTCTGTAAGCAGGAACCTGTTAATCCTATAAATTCATTGTTGCTTATTTTCCAATAATCTGAAGATGAACCACTATACATAAGACATGCTGGTCCTGAAACTGAACCAATGAATTTATTATCAGAAATAGTTAAATATTGAGCTGAATTTATTGCATATACGTGTGATTTACCTTTACTTCCCGAAATACAAATATTATTGGAGAAGGTTATTTTCTCAACGTAATCATGAAAATCAACGGCATAATCTTGCCCTCCTATTGTTTCTGGAAGCCTCATTCCATAATTTTCAATTCTATTTTTTGTTATGATTCCTTCACGTATGTGTCTTGTATTCAAATCCGATCCAAATCCTTCTATATCTATTCCGCAAGAACCAGGGTTCTTGATAGTATTCCCATCTATCAAGAAGTTTTTAACTCTGTTTTCAATGGCAATTCCTTGGCGTTGGCATGTATCCATGGAGTTGTTAAGTATTCTTAGCCCATCACACCCAATAGCTGATATAAAATCTCCACGTGTGTTGCCATCACCCTTTATGTTGGTTATTTCGTTGTTTTCAATAGTAATATTTTTATTGGCTAATTCAAACGTTCCACCGTCCATAGTCCATATACCATGACCTGCCGGCGTGCCTAATATGTCTGATTGAGACTTAAATAAGCCAATGTTATCAATAACACATTTTCTGATAGTTATATTTTCACAGGTATTTTTTATTACTATTGCTCCGTCAAATCCATTTTCACCATTTTTCGCTGATATTTTAATGTCTTCTACTATGACATTATTAGCATTGCTAAGCACCAATGCGTGATGTATATTGTTGTTTCCAGTTGTAATTTCTCCACCACCATATAATCTTTTATTCGATGATATTGATACTTGGGACGTAGTATATGCGACACACCCAGATGGGAATAATATGGCGATCTTAAACGGATTAGATAAGGCTTTATTTAGAGCAATAGTATCATCTAATACACCATTGCCAATTACTCCAAATCTTTTAATATTGATTGGGCTTCCCGATTGAAATCCACAATCGACATAATATTTACCGCCCTTTTTTCTATAAATAACATTATCCACTTTTGAATCATCCATCTGTGTTCCATCGTGCCATACATATGTTTCTTCGTATGTTACGTTTTCTCTTGTGTAGCTATCTATTAATCTTATTACTGACATAGTTATAATGTATCAAAATAGTTATTGGTAAATTCCATTGCTATCAAATTGTTAAGCGTTCCCATGTAGGACCATCCTGTTGTATTCCATGCGTAAACTTTTCCGTTGTCAGGATCCGCTTCATCCATTGGATTAGATATAGAGACAAGTTCACCTTTCAGTAAGGGATCCCCGGTATTTACGTTGGTTGGAGTTAAGTCTGCTTGCATGATTGCGAGAGAATCGTAAATACGTGCAATCTTGAGAGAGGAAAAATTCTCTTTTATGTAGATCAGGCTTTCCCCATAACTAAACACAAAGTCCCATCCAGGATCAGTGTAACGGTAAACTCCATTATTCACGTCCATCGGATCATTTCTCACTGCGACAACCTGGCCGTATTCAAGCGGAAGAAGCGTACTATCATCAAAAGGATTTAGATCAGCTTCCATTTCAGCTTTTGTGTCATATGTTTTTCGGATAGACAAGCTAAGGGCCTTTCGTAATGAAAACACTTTAAATCCACCGGTATTTATGTCGTAAATCAATGAATCGCCATCCTCCATTAGTTCCGGAGTTTCAACAAAGTGTTTTGCGTTGGTGGGTGTAAGTATTTTCCATCTTTCAACGTCCGTATCCCAATAAAACATTGCACGCTCATCGTTAACCCACAAAAACCACCCATATTCACCTCCGTTCGGATAGCGTTGATACACTTCCGGGAGATCTTTGGCCGGCTCCTTCAGATACTTCAATATGGGTATCTTGTTCAGGTCTGATATGATAATAGTTTCTTCCATGTTAAATCATTTCAATTACTTTGTTGTCAAGGCTTTTTGCTGCATCATTTTTTTCAAATGAAGTAAGAACCGTACTTGCGCACAGGTAAGTTAACGGCTCGATAAGATTTTCGTTAAATTCAAAATTTTCCGGCATAACTTTTACGTTGGGGATATACAGGGCTTGCTCGATATAATGAGTGCTTGCATCTGCCGTTTTGGGAAGCGAGTAATAGTATAATGCTTTTTTATGAACATCCGTAAAAACGTCTCCATCCCTCTCTGTGATGATTGTAAATCTCAATACACATACAGGTCTTCTAGGCGTTCCTCTTGTGTATTCATTGGCTTGTATCGAATTTATGACAGGCGTTTCTTCCTCTGCTGTAAGACATGGTTTTTTCCACCCTCTCATTTTAAAACTCGATAACAAAAGAAAATCATCCGGGAGAACAACAAAACCTGTTCCGTCCGGAGCATCCACTACTTTTGTGGATGATGCAAAAGATTTTGTTTCAAACCATGACAAAGGAAGCAGTTTTAATGCCCTTCTCCACGCATCAGGGTACAGATCTTCCACATACACGCTAACCTTTGACAAATCGGATCCTATCATCATTTGCGTTCCTATACTGTGATCAGCTTCATTTAGTACCTCCAGGACATGTGCTATAAACTCTTGCTTTGTCATTGCTATTGTTTTATGTAAAAAGGCTGTCAGCAGCATTACTGACCACCAACAGCCTTTTATTTAAAAAGTATATTAAGAAAAGAAAACTACTTGTAATTAGGGAAGATAACGCCAAGTTCATCAGCCTTAGCCAAAACCTGTGCCTTCCTCGCAATATCCGATTCCTTTACACCGTATTTGGAGATTAACACCTCTACGGCATCGCCCATATTCTTCACTTCTGGATAAGAATGATCCGCTGCCACTGGTTTCACTTCTTTTACAGGGGTGGGGGATGGTGCTTCCATATTTCCTACAACCGACACAAGGGCGATCTTTCCGCTTGTAAATTGCCTACTTCTCTCGATAGCGTTAGCTACCTTTGGATCATCGACAATAAGCATCGTTCCCGGTCCGTTAAGCGAAACAAAATGATCTTTACCGTCAACTCTGACATAGAAATTATATTCTATGCCAGATGTTGATTTGTATTTCTTATATGACCTCATATCAAGCTACGGTTACGGTACAAGTATCAGTTTCACCTCCATCGTCAGTAGTTACAGTAATTACGGCACTTCCGGCAGAAACACCTGTTACTTTACCAGTTGCATCAACGGTAGCAACGGCAGGTGTAGCGGACGACCAAACTACTGTCTTATTGGTTGCGTTGGAAGGAGTGATAGTTGCAACAAGTGTTTCTGTTGCACCAACAGCTATGGATGTGGTTGATTTGTTCAAGGCAACGGCAGTAACCGGAACAGGAACAATACCTTTCTCAACTCTAACGTGAGCTTTCGGATTCTTCAAGACAAGTCCGCAGATCTCCATCAATCCACGTGCATCACTATCGGATTGTGCCGATTTTCTCAAATCAAAGTTGGTAACCCTCCATCCCATGGTCCATTTTCTCAAGAAATCAGGATCCAGGATAAATCCGCTATTGTTCATACCCAAATCATCAAGCGATTGATCGTGAGTAACGAGCAGTACGCCAAACTTGCTGATATATTCCGTAAACTCGATACCGTAAGCAGCTTTGCGCTCCCCTACCGATACGTTGGCCGTATATCCTCCGCTTGCACCTTGCAAGTAAAGATTTTCAAGACTGGTAAGCAGCCCGCTACCAACGATGAACAGTTTACGTTTGCCCGAATTAGTACCGGTAAATGCAGTGCGCATCAGATCGGTCATTTTTTGGGCGGTAATTACTCCGTCAAAACTGAAATCCTTGCCTGCCTGATTCCATATACCACCGGTCCAAAATACATCTTCCGCTTTTGTGGTATGGGCGTTTTTGACTTTCTTGCGACCTTTAACACCTTTCCATAATGAGAAATTCTGTGTACGCTTCATGTCGAAAATGGCTTCTTCTTCAGCATCGCTAAAGTTCCATTCCACTTCCTTGTCTGCCTTTTTGAAAATATCGGTTACTTCAACCTGGGCAATGAACTTCTGCAAGAATTGTTCAAAGTCAGTAGGTACACCACTATAAGCATCGGTTGAAATTTGGCTTTCTGCTGCTGCACGTCCAAAACGAGTTAAAACGGTGTCAATTGCAATGGCGGGAATAGTCGCATTTCCTGATCCCGATCCGTTATAAGTAACAACAAGAGGATTACCGGAAGCCGATTTACCTACAACATACAACTGCAAATCATTGTCCGGATCCTGGGTAACACCATCGGCAAGATAACCGGGGATTCCGTTAACATTGATCGTTTGCTCGGAAGCAAAGATGTCTTTGTTTGAAGTTTTAAGTTCAACCTGGGTGTCACCGGCTGAAACGGCAGTCGTAACGGTAGCCGTAGTGTCGATGGTGTCAATGGCATAATGTCTTACAACCTGTCCTGAACTATTTTTTACGTCTTTAATATTCCTGGCAATCGTGTCAAGAACCACATCATAGGGCCTGATCTTGGTTACCTTTTTATCAATCTGGTCTAAGATAAGATTAACAGATTCCTCATCACTCATGGTACGAGAGACATCACTGCCTGCTCCTACTTCAACCGCACCACCGCCGGCAGGGTTAACCACATCGGCTGTCACAACACCAGCGTCTGCAATACCGAATACGGCAAGTAACGCTACAAGCAGGAACATAAACAGTCCGCTTCCTTCGATTTTGTTAAAAAACTTCTTCATCTCTATTCAAAAAATTATGTTATTAATCAACTGGTTTCATATCATCAAAGAATGATTTTCTTTCCGGCTCTTTCTTCTTTACTTCCCTTGGGCTCTTTGTTGCCGTTCCCATTGCGGGCATATCCGCTTCGTTTTTACCGAACTTCATGGATATTTTCTCATTCTTCCCTTCCACATATCCGGTGTCGGCTGCTTCCTGCACGTCTGCATCGTGAGAAAGGCCCTTTGCTACCGTTTCAATGAAGGTGTCGGAGAAATTACCGCTTATCATATCATCTGCTGCCTGAACAAGTGCATACCTCAATTCCTCTACACTTTCTTCGGATAAACCGTTAGCCTGGGCGTATGTGTCAACTCGTTTCATGGATTCAAGGAAATTCTCCTGGGCTTTCTTTCCATCAGCTTCTGTTCTTTTCACTCCTTCCAGGTATTCTGCATATCCATCTTCAAGAGCAGACATCGATTCTTCATCTTCCATGAAGTCTTTTCCGTAAAGCTTGGCAATCACATAAGCGGGATTTCTCCGTTTCCCGGATTCGTCCGTTTCCATTATTCCGGCTATAAGCGCACCTAACCTGGGATCTTCGGAGATTCTACCGGCAAGGGCAGAATTGACCTCATTTTGCTTGTCGTACTTACTTTTGTACTCGTCAGACTGGCTTAATGCGTAATCGTAAAGATCATCATCCTCCGGATCTCCTTCAAAGTCGGGATTTGATTCCCTCCACCGGTTAAGCATTGCGCTTCGGCCACGTACAGGTTGTTCCGGCACTGTTGGCTCGTCCTGCGGATTGTTTTGTAATAGTTGTTTATACATCTTTAAACTTATTATAGCGCGTTTATTTTACACAAATAAAGGGTTTTAGTATTGATTTGTCGTGTGTTAGAATAAATTTAAAGCCACTTTGTGGATATGTATTTGCTGTTTTTATTTTATATTTTGGTAAATGTTTGTTACTTTGAGTTATATCGTTCTAAATCCTTGGTGATAATATGGCAAGACTATACCTCAAGAGAGAGAAAAACATGGAGTTTTACGCTGCTTGTGAGAAGATCCGTAGCGAAGCAAATGGTTATATGTCAACAAAAGACATTGCCTCGTTAGCTGAAAATACGTCATGCAGTTCGTTTTTCATGAGTGAGTATCACATAAAGAGACTGATCTGGGAGATAAATACTGACCGGCATAAATGGTCAAAATTCCAACACATCAGGGATAAGCACGATGAAATTTACAAACGGTACAAAGTTCTCCTTTTTGAAACAGGCGAAAAACCGTTATCCTGGTACGCAAGACAAATCAGCAAGCAAAAAGCACCACGTTTCTACCTTGACAAAGATTATGCAATGATTTTATACTACAAATTAATGAATAAGCAATGATGAAATGGATTAAAAAGATTTACACACGATTGACAGGTATCTTCCATAAGGGGAAAACCGTTACGGATAATGAAGTCGAAGATTCAGTAAGGCGGTCGGTGCCTCTGTCTGAAGCATTAAGGGAATGGAAAAGACAAAATGGCTCTTAAGTACGTAATCTCACTTGTGTATGTGGCAGTGTTCATCCTTTTCGGTAAAGAGTTGGGGTTCACTGCCACGTCTTCGTTGTGGACACACCTTACATTCTCCTTTCAACATGCAAGCATAACACACCTTGTAATCAACACACTTGTATTCATAACTGCGTTCCGATCCATGGAAAGGTTTGTTCGTCCGATAATGTTATTTACAGTGATTTACCTTATATCAGTAATAGCTTCCTTTGCTGCCATCCGGGATATTCCAACGGTAGGATCCTCCGGGATGATTTATGCCATATTCGGGATGGAGACAATTGTTGTAATCTTCAATTCGGCCACAAATGAACAGAAGGCGTTATTTTTCTTTGCAATAGCATTCATGTTGGGTATGTCGTTTTTTAATAGCGGAAGCTCGTTCATGGTACACGCTGTCTCTTTCATTTTGGGAGCATTGTTCTTTCTTATAAAAAGAAAAGGGTATTTTCGCAAACACCCTTCCCGGAAGCATGGTAAATGCTATGACTAAAATTCAAAAGAAATTACCTCCTGTCCTTGTTCTCGCAATTCTTTTCTCCAGGTACGCCCGGCCATCCATAAGCGAATTATCGGAGCGGTCCTTATACAATGCAGCTTCCTGCGGTGATTTTGTTTCCAACCAACGGTACATGATATACGAAACAATAAACTCCCTTGTCTTAATGCTCACGTGCTTGTTGTAAAACTGGTTGTAATCGTTAGGCATGAGCAAGGAGAAGTTGAAATCCCTGTCTTTGGAGAAATCGGATTCCTCAAAAAGATATGCGCCTTCATCATCGGTTGTGTATTGCATGTACGCACCATACCGGTCAATAACCATTGCCTGGGCATCGAAAAACAATTCCCTGAACTTGCGAAAATAATCTTCATCAAAAACGAATTGCTCAAACAAGCTATCCCCTTCTTCAGTTGTCTTTCTCACTGCATATAGTGATGATTCCTGCTTTACCGCCTCCAGTATGTGATCGTGCGTAAATATGTATGGTACAATTATGCTCATTTTGATAACCCTTTCTGTATCATTTCAATTGCTTGTGGATTTGCTTGTGCATATACCTGTTCAGCAGCTTGTGGATCTATACCCTGCTGCATCGCTTCCTCCTGCGCTTGCTTGTTGTCCGATTCGATAGACTGAAGCAGCTTGTCCGCAAATGGGAACGCTCCGTTCTCCAACATCTGTTTGAGGTTGATTGCCCCGGCTTGCCAGAATTGAAGCAGCATGTCATTTATCACCTGCCTGTACGCTGCCGTTGAAGTACTTTCAGTAATGCTTAAATCAAACTCAATATCACGAACCTTTGAAGGATTGTATGTGATCGTTTTTGATCTTCCATTTCCTCCATTGATATTTATGTTTCTTTCGCTTGTGTAATATTGTTGGACGAGTTTAAGATTTTTCCAGTCTCTCGATTCCCTTAACTCCCGGAACGATTCAAAGATCTCGGTAAGCGATGATGATGAATTTTGCGACTGTTGCAAGTAGAGCGAGGAAGGTGTTCCCGACTTGGGGGCCTGTCCCTGCAAAGCTCCCGACACACCGGACACTTCTTCCAACATCTTTGTCTGCATGGCGATCATTTCCGTAATTCCAACCGGTACGGATGCGTTTTTGATCTGTTCGATCTTTGCGTTTGGTAAATTATTCAGGGCTTTTGAGTTATACAGGATAACACCGTCAACCCTTGTCCATTCATCCCTGATCATTTCCTGGGTGTATTCCTGCAACAATTCCCTTGGTGCTACAAGAACACCTTTTGCCGAATTGCGGATGATAAAATCGTACAACATCATGTATCTGTTGATAAATCTCTGCTGATCAATGAAATCACCGACAAACGGATACACTTTACCATTGTATTGTGGATACATCTTGAATGAAAACGGATGCGATTTGTGCCAATAGGGTGTTTCGCCTTCCTTCAATACATCACCCATCGGAGAAAGGAAATAGTAATACCAGTAATTATCAACGAACCAACGTGTCTTTATAAGACGATAATCTTCTTCTTCCAGGCCTTGATCAATGTAATTTGAAATCCTTTTCTGATTTTCCCAACGGATCCTGTTTATATCTTCAAGTTCAACTTTGAAATAATCGCCACTCCTGGTATCCCAACATTCGAGACGCTCCTTGCTTTCTTTTCTCCACACTTCTATAACCCGGCACTGGTTATTTTCGGGAACAAAGAAATTAAGCTCATCCCTCTTGTCCGTGTATCGTGAAGTGAATTCCTGGAAAACGCTTGCCATACCCACGTGATTGTAGATATCAAGGATCTTGTCTCTTTCTTCTTCATTGGTTGCAAACTTGGAAAGAACATCATTAAGCCCCATATCCCACAAGGCTCCCACAAGGCGACAATCGTGCCCTCTCGGATCCTTCATGTTGTTGTCGATGATAAAACGTTCCAGGTCGACTATATCGGTCCACACGTCCCACCTGTCGTCACGCCTTCCCCATTCGCTGCGGAATGCCGGGATGCCTGAAATCAAAAGATTGTACAAGGCCAGAGAATCCAGGCCCCACATCTTATTATTTTGATAAACGTACTGGATGGTGTTTGACATGGTTTCACCCATTTCCTGCTCGTCCCTCTCCCTGGAAACGCAAACCGGCTCTGTCTGATTGTTTTGGAATTGCCCTACAACGGTCCTGACGATATTTCTGATACGGTTGTTCTGAAGGGGTACATTCCCTTGTAATAGTATGTTGGTTTTCTCGGTCATGGCGACACCATTCTTTACGATCCTGTCGCCCCACTGATCACCGAACACATATCTTTCGTGTCGCTTTTCCTTTATGCGAAGATCCTCCAATGAGTTCCAAGAAGAGAACGCATCGGCAAGTACGTCATGCCTTTCATTATACTCGTTCCGTGCATCACGTACAGTATCGATTACCGCCTTATTGGGGAAGTATTTTTTTGCGACTTTAATATTTACAATCCTTTCTCGTGCCATAATTAAGCAAATGAAACAATTAAATTATTTCGTTACGTTTGTTAATGTAAATTATTCATATCAACAACCTCTTTTTTTAGGTTGAATATCATCTGTTCAGCTTCTTTCTGTTGTTCGGGATCCATTTCTTTCAGATCCTGTTCAATCCTTTTAATTTCCCTTATCTTGTCGTAAAGGAAATTCACATTCTCCATGTTCATATCCTGTACCCTGCGTGAGTAATCTTCAATGCTCATGTCGCCTTCCTGCACTTTTTCAAAGTACCCTTTATTCCGTCTCCTTGCTTCGTTCACCTTTTCAGATACTTCATAGTATTTGCTCGACAATCCGCTTGATTCTATACGAAGGTCGTTTTTATCAGCGTAGAATGTTTTTAATGGAGTTTCCCGGATCTTCATATTGAATTCACCTGACTGCGTGAAATTATATGCTTCGCTTGCTATACCTACTCCCTGCTCTGAAAGAGTGTATAGTCCACCAAAATAACCTCTTAATAGGTGGTTAACTATGTCTGGATTCAAGCTGATAACGCCTTTCTTAACGCTGTCTCCACCGGTTATGTGGTCAATGTATCTAAACCAGTCAACCATGAAATTGGGTGCGTAGTACTCACCTTTCTTGTTTGTCCTGGCCTTCAGGTACCCGGGCATGTTTTCATTTGCCCATTCGTTGTAGATCCGTGATCCCATGAAGTTTTTGTTTGTAACCATTTGAGCAAACGGACGGATAACATCGGGCAACAAGTCGGCCCAACTTGAGTTTGCTGCACCCATCGGATTAATGGGAAGAAGATCGGATATTGAAAACATCGTGTCTAACAATGTTTGCAGAATATCCTGTTTGCCTACAACGGACTGATAAATATTATCACCCAACCTGTGGAATACCCTCAATTCGTGAGGAAGCGGTATTTTAAGGAATGATCCGTTTGGAAGAAGGATACACCAGTTGTTTTGTCTTTCCCAATCGGTCAATTTCAGATATGCTTCCTCTCCATCATCACCACCTAACAATTGAGCAAGCAGGGGGGATATGAATCCCAATAAAGAGTATGAAGCTACTATGCTTGCCATCTTTGCAGGATGCTTGGCTGTTACTTTAACAACGTTGCTCAATGCCTGGATAGCTGCATTGGTGAACAGATATAAAGGTCTTACCCATCCGGCCATGTCTAAAATAAACCGCTCAAAAGAGTTCTTGGCAACACTCGATCCCGCACCTTTCTGATTGAAGTTAACGGTAATGTTTTTTGCATCATTCACTGAGGTTGCTATGCTTCTTCCGTTTTGACGTGAAGTAATATAAACGGAAAGCCTTGTCATGTTTTCGGCCACCTCGTTGAATGTGTCGATAACGTCAATTATTGCCCGGCTATGGTCTTTCCAGTTCTTTTCACCTCCCTTTTTCGCTTCCCTCTCCAGGGATTTGGCTACACGATTGAGTTCAAAGATATGAGAGAATCCTGTTTTACCACCGTTCACAAGGTATTCATACAAATACTTGTCCGATTGATTGTTTAGATCAACCTTCCCTCTTTCATACCTTTGTAACGCTGACAGCGATTTAATCAGGTTTCCCTGGAACATCGCTTCATACTTGGGCGTTTCCTTCGCAAGTATCATTGTCGATGCAAATATGTAGTCACGTGAAAGGTTGGTCATGATAAACAATGGGTTCCTGGTAGTAAAGTTGGCTGCCATGTTTCTCGTCACGTTGGCCAAAAATCCAAGGTTCTGCGCAATGTCTTTCCTGTTCGCTCCGTTTATCGCTCTTGCTATTGCAGGATTAGCATTTATGTAAACAGTATGACTTATACCGTTCTGGAATACTTGTATTTCGTGCTGCTCGGCTTGCTTTGGCTTTATGAACAGATCCCCGATATTAAGTTTTGTCCTGCCCTGGAACGCCATGCCTTCGTTCTTGAGCTCCTGCATCCTTTCTTCAAACGCACGTTGGTTGTTCAGGTAAGTTTCAAGATCTTCGCTGTACGGTGCGCTCTGTCTTTCCCAAATGGGATTTTCCTCGGTTCCTACATTAACCTTCCATGTCCTGGTAGCAGACATTAAATTTCCATTCTCTTTCTGTGCAAGTCGAAGGATTGCCTGTTTCAGTGTGTTCTTGTTCCCTTGGGTGATTGCAGAATGGGCCATTTGAGCAATGTAGGCAAATGGGCTTTCGGCTCTTGATCGCCTTCCTGTTGCTTTCAAAAGAGGGGCAGTAAAGTACGTACCCATGTCAGGTGTATAATCCCATCGATCTTCTGCCGTTTCCTTGTCGTGCCCTCTTAACGGAACGTAATACTTGTAACGGCTTGTAAGTTCATCGTAGGTGTCCTTGTTCATCATGCCGGTCTGATACTGTTTTGTCAACGTCCATTTTGTGGCTTTATTGATTGCGGTCCACAAATCGCTGATGATTTTATTACCGGCTTCGTCCTCGAATTTATCAATATACGCTTGAGCAGTTTCTCCTAATTCTTCTTCCAGAGCTGTGATACCTGCGTAGTCCTTTCCTTCAAGCTCATCCTCTCTTATTGAGAGCATGCCTTTTATTAGTTTTTTCTGCTTGTTATTGGCTTTATCTAACAACTCGTCATACTTGTCGCTGTCAATAGTTCCATTGCTTATCATGGTATTTAAATCCATTTTCCTCCTTGCGAGCCATATGTTTGCTTCTTTTTGAGATAGGCCGTAAATGAAATCATCGACAAATTTATCAACCTCTTTCTTGGCTTCGTTGATCTTGTCCTGGTCGTTGCTTTCGATTGCTTTCAGATACGAATTGGACTGCATTCTTTTATTGCGCACATTTATTGCCATTTTATCAACCTCTTCCTTTGCTTCCTGCTTAAGCATGTATTCATTCCTCTCTATACCATGCTTGGAAAACACATAGTTTTCGATATCCCGGTATGAGAAACCTTTTTGCTCAATTGCATTTATGGCAAGGGTGATGGGATGCTGATACGTGTCTTTGAAGATTTTTAACTGCGCATCATTTTTCCCCTGGAGGTGGGTAGCCTGTTTGTAAAAATCGTTGTACTCTGCTACTTCAACATTATTTTTTCGTAACAGGTCCAGGAAATTCTTAACCGGCAAATGGGTATCTTCCCACGCTTCCCTGAAGCGGGTAAAGAATTGATTGTATTTTACATCGTATTCCTTCCGAAGTATTTCAGACATTTTTGAGTTAACACTGTCTGCCACATCGGAAATTGATTTTAGCCTTACTCCTTTACTGGAAATTCCTCCGCTGCCTGAAGTACCAGGTCGCAATGTCTCTGCTTGCTTATCGGTTTTGGTTCTGACTGCATCAGTTCGATAGCTCTTTGCTCCGCTTCCTTGGTTATCTGCAAGTGTATTCTCATTTGCTGATCCCCTTCGCCATCTGTCAATACGACTTTTACTAATTCGTCCATAGGTTATTTTGTTTAAATATTGTTCAACTAAATCAATTACATCGTTTTGCGCATCGCCAAAATCGTAAACATCATTGCCAAACATGACTTCATCGGCAACGAATGAAACAAGTTCATCAATCTTGTCTGCCTTATCATCATTTTTATAGCTTCCGGGCAAATAGTTATCGATAACTGATTCATCTATTTTACTTTCCAAAGATACGACTTTATCCCAATTATTCTTGTTAAAATCATGAGCGTTTTCGTGGATCCATGTGCCTATAATATCCGCACCTGTTTTATTTTCTGCAATATTGATAAATACTTTACTTGCGTAATAGGCCCCCATTACCTTAGCTTTGCTTTTCTCAAGCTTGTTGGCCTGATCCTCACTTAACCCATGACTACGCATCGAATTAATCATTGCACTTCTACTCGACAAGGCCACCGTTTTGAATTCACCACCTGAAAATACCTGGTCTATTTCATCTACAAGATCGTATGCAGCCCACAATTTCAACTGTGGAGAATACGCTTCGTCATAGGCTTTAGCTAACTCAATGATCCTCTGCAATCCATCATTGTAATCACTGTCGCTAATATCCTTGCTCCACTCTGCCATTTCACTGGCGAATTTAGCAATATCTCCCTTGAATGTCGGCTTTTCCTTTCCTTCGGATTTTCTAAACATCGGCATTCCCTGTAACGCTGTCTTTTTCATAAGATCAGTTACCGGAATGGATTGTTGTGTTCCGATTTTAGGTATTTCAATTGCTTCTACCTCTGCTCCAAATGGCTTCCCTAATTTCTTAGCTGCTTTTGGAACAATATTGTCGTAAAACGCTTTCATCCCTTCACCGCCAACTTTAAGATCAAGGCCGGAGTATGTTTTCGATTTGAATTCAGGTATATTATCGGCAACTATTTTACCTGCCAAATCTTTACCTACAAAATCAGGAAGTTCGCTTTCAGTAACTATTTTAGAGTTATGGACATAATCACCCTTTTTAAAGTAAATCCTGTATCCTTCGTCCTTTCCTGCATTTGACACTTCAATTTCATCAATCTGATTGCTAAGGTCATATCTGTTTGCTTGTTGCTCTCCTGTGGTCCAGGCAATGCGATCAAAACCGTTCTCGGCTGCGTAACGCATCATCCTGCGGAGTGCCAGGTTTACCCATTGATCTGTTTTCTTGAAAGGCATGTCGGGAACACCGTGTAATTCACCCCAACTTTTCTCCCTATCAATGTTTTCTTTTCTTTCTTCTACTATTTCTTCCTGCTCATTAGCTTCTTTTATTAATAATAACCTTTTCTCGCCTATTTTTCTTTGCTTATCTGCTATTTCATCAAGCATAGACTTGTATTCATCCCATTCCCTGCTGTTCCTTACAGATTCCAACTTATATTCAATCCGATAAACTTCTTCATTTTTGAAATTACCTAATGTGAAACTTCTCCATTCTGAACTGCTTGCACCGACAGGAAGTCCAATATCCTGCGCTTGCTTAATAACATCTTCCAACTCGTTATTAATTTCATCAAGTTTGGCCTTTGCTTCTTCATAAGATTTTTCTGCCTGAATAACATTATCTCGTTTAAACCCTTCCTTCTTCCCTTTCTGCGCCCAATCTGATTGAATTTCTTCCAGGAACAAGACACGTTCACCATTTACCTCCCTTTCATTGAAACGGACGTGAGCAAGAATGTTTGATTCTTCGAAGTGGGAGGATTTGAAAGTATCTTTATAGGCATTTTCTTCAGCTTTCTGTACTGACATCCGATTAATCTTTTCGATTGCAGATTTCATTGCAGCTTCCTTTGTGTCGTGTAATCCTGAGAATGGCCTTGCATGTACTTGTTCAACGGGAATAACCCCCCACTTTGTTCCATCTTTTATATATTCATAACCAGAAGGTAATTCCGTAACTTCATCTATGGCCTTAACCCTGATAGGCATCGTCAGCAGCAATTCCTTGTAGTTCTTTCCACCGGGGAGAGTATATTGAGAGAATTTTGTTTCTTCAGCAAATGAATCTTGCTGATACATATGATCTTCTTCTATATCATGAATTTCATTAAGGTCTATTTCATCCGGATTGTTGTATTTGCTTAAATAATTCCAGTCATCTGCTGTTTCATTAATCTGATCTTTATCCCTCGAAGAAACAGCGTTCCTGATATTTTCAGCATGAAAGAGAGCTTTGTTTCTGTCAGCACCATTCTTGTAAGCATCATAAGCAACATTATAAACCCAGTCATCTTTCTTTTTTTCAAACTCTTCGTTTATTTCCTTGATTCTATTTCCCTTCTGAGCTTCCTTAATCTCGATCCGGTTTTGGTTGATCCAGTCCTGAATGTCGGATTTGCTCACGACATTAATGTCGCTTGCAAAATCATCCCATCCCATCCAGTCCAGTTCAGCCTGTTTTGCTCCGTTTTTGAGCAACATGGCTTTGAACTGTTCAGGTGTGCCTTTCTCCTGTCTGATATTCTCCAAAGCGTCTTCAACGGTGGAGTAAAAGCCGGATTCGTCAACCATACGGAAGCGAATATCGTTGTTCGCAGGATCAAAAGAGCCGGTATTGCCGATAGCTGATTTGATCTGTTCCGGGCTGAAAGCTACATATTGATTAGCTATAAATTCTACATCATAAACGTTTTTGCCTATATATCCATCATGGTTGGATGCTTTCACTTTTTTGATAACCTTTTCCATCCCATCCCATGAATCGTTTTCAAAATCTTCAATTACAGGATTTTCAAGTCTTAAATAAACAGGCATTATATTTCCTGTTCCATTATAAGGATCAGCATCATTCCCACCTGCAAAGCTATCAGCCAATTCAGGATCATTGGTGAAATAAAATCCGGTGTATTTATTAGTTGATTCATCGAAAGCATCAAATATATTTTTTGTGCCATGATAAACGACTATTGGCCTGCCCTGTTTGTCCACCACCTTTGAATTGCCGAACCACCGCCAAAAGTTAATAATGCCTTCTCTTGTCGGTGCAATACGTTTACCATCACTATTGATGGTGGATCTTTCTATTCCGTCAACAGTGATCTTTTCGGGCAATGTTTCCTCCAAATCGGATTCATCATCCAGGCGAAGTTTGACTTTATCCTCTCTATAGCCTGTGTCTGTTTCGTCCGATTCTATCTCCTCGTCCTCTAATTCAATGGATTCAATATCAACGTCCTTACCGGATCCCCTCTCATTGTATTTCTTTTCTTTTTCCTCAAGTTCCTTCTGCATCAAAACGGCATATTCCTCTACCTTTTTTTCAGCTTCACGAAGATCATCCTCCAGTTCAAACTTCTTGCCTTTCCTGGCATTCATCGACACGTTTTCTGCCCTTAACCTGTTCGAAGATCTTTCCACATACTCTATTCTCTCGCTATCGTCCTTTCCAGGTATGACATTTTCAAGAATATCGTTTATCGCTTCACGTGCATAGGCTCCGGAAACTGGTATTTCCTCCATGTTTAGCTGTTCGGAGCTGTACGATATGTTTCTCCGCATGGATATTCTCAACCCTTTTGCCTTTTCATCGTAAGCTGAATCACGTGTGATCTTTACATTAACAGTAAAGACAACATTGTCGGCCTTAACTTCAAACGGAAGGATGCTTGTTTTGTATGAGGTATTTTTCCGTGCATTCTCAACAAACTCGTTAACCGGCTTGTTAACGTATTCTTTTAATGCTTCTTCAATGGAAATCTTTCCTTCAATCTTATTTCCTGCTATACTAAGGCTTTTTGGCTTTCCTTCCGGGAAGAACGATTTAATCTTTGAAAGGCGATCCTTTGCATCCTTTATTATGGATTCATTGGCCCTTATAATACCCTCATTCCTGCGGACCTGGTTTGAAATGTAGATCTGGTCGTATTCGTGCTGTTTACGCTTGCTTAAAAGTTTTTGAAGCTCTTTCTCGGCATGGTTTTTCAATAATGCGTACTGGCTTCCTGAAAGCTGTGCAACGGTATTCCCGAACCCTGATTCGGAGGATTCCTCGATACTCCTATTCTCCATTGCATTTGCCATGATTGTTTTTCCGTCCATCACACTATCAATGATATTGGACTTGGTTTGCAACCTTTGATAAGCTGTGACGTCAAGAGAATCGACAACACCAAAACGGAGCACACGAACAGGTTTATTCCATTCCTTATGCAGATTGCCCTGTCTCAATATACGCCCCATTCTCTGTGTGTACTGCATTGGAAGATCCGGAGCGTCCATATGGATTAAAGTGTGAAGTCTTTCCTGTATGTTCACACCGGTACCCAATGTTTCTGTGCTTCCCATGATCACACGTGCAACCCCCTCATTCACGTCTGCGAATATCTTCTGTTTCTGCTTGATATTCATTCCGCTTTTCATGATGATGATTTGGTTTTCGGGAACACCCTTGTCGATCAACTTCTGCTTTATATCCTCAAATATGTTGAACGTTACAACTCCATCGTCTTTCCGGTTTTGGTTATCACAGAATACAGCAACTGTCCCGTTGTAGGATTTGGTATCTTTCAATGACTTCAAAACTTCGTCAACTGTTTTGTTTGTCTTGCTTAGTGGCTCATCGGGGGAATTCTTGTCAATCAGTCTTGTATCTATTGCGGCTCTCTTGGCTATGCCGTACATTACAATGGGGATATAACTAAATTGCTTCTTTTCCTTACCCGACATCTTGTCAAATTCCTCAAGCTTTTTCCTTACGGCTCTCATTACATCGACAAGAGTATCCGACTGTTCAAGGTAAACGTCTTGTGCCTGTCCTGTTTCCATTACAGGTACCTTATCGTTGATGTATCCGGCTTCCTTCGTAAGAACGGTGTCGCTGACCGATGCCCATATACGAACAAGCTCGGCCAGGTTGATATACTTTGCAAAACGAGTGTTCTCCTTGTATTTACCGCTTGTAGCGAATTCGAGCATCTGATCTATACTCCCGAAGTTCTTTGCGAAATCATCGAAATAATACATGTCATTTTCGATAAGCGTATCTTTCGGTAACAAGAACCTCATAAACGTCCACAACTCTGCTGCTGTATTTGTGATTGGCGTTCCGGTAGCAAGAACGAAATTCTTCCATCCACTCTTTTCAAGTATTGCCCTGGATTTAATATACAATCCTGCTGCTCTCTTGCTCCGGCTTGTGTCGATTCCCTTAACGCCCCTGGCCATCGTTGTTTCATAACCCAACTTCTTGTATGCGTGAGCTTCATCAACGAGCAACGCATCCACTCCGAGATCATCAAAGTACTGCACATCATCCGTCCTGCGGTCAAGCTGTTCCTTTGCCCTGGCCCCTGCGTTATCTACAGCTATGCTTCTATCTGCGCTTTTCTTTTTCTTCTTTGAAGATCTTCCTGCAAGCTCATCATATAGATCTTCAAGCTGATCCTCCATCTGTTTAACAATTCTGCCGTCTGTGTCAACATCCCTCATTGCCTCTATAACCCTTATTTTCTCGTCTATCTTTTCCTCAATGAAAGTTCGTTGCCGTTCCGGGCTGTCCGGGATCATGTCAAACGTGCTCTGCGGGATAATAACCATATCCCAATCATTGTACTTTATGTTTGCATAGAAAGCCAACCGGCCCTTCTTATCCCTGTCGCTGTCGGATAAGGCCAGGATCTTGGCATTCGGGTATAAGGTCTTTGCTTCTGCCACAAACTGCCCTATCGTTGCATTCTGGACAACGATCATTGGTTTTTTTGCGGTACCCACACGTCTCATTTCCATTGCTGCGGATATGATTGTGAAGGTTTTCCCGGTACCTACCTCATGCGCCAGAAATAGTGGCTGCATTGTGGCTCTGACTGCTGATTTAAGCTGATGCGGATAAAGGTTGATGAATGTAGCTGCTCCATCGAATTTTTCCGGAATAAACTTTTCATCGATTGACATGGGAACAATGGCGTTAAATTTGTCATTGTAGGTTTTCATTATCTTTTCAGCAATCTCCTCATTTGAAGTCAACAATTCCTGCGACCAGTCCGTAAAGTCAGCCTTGATCTCCGATATCCTTCTTGTTGCTGTTGCCGATGCTTCCTTATCCGTGATCGTTTCCTGTGATCCATCGTAGTTCTTTCTTATCTTCTTGAATACAACGTTGCGGTTATTCATGGCTGCATAAGCGAGCTCATCGCCAAATATCGTCTCCTGGAACATTTCGCTATAAACACCCAACTGCCTGTTCTTGTCGTTGTATTGCCCTCCCTTGCTTCCTGGGGTAATGACCCATGCTCCTTCTGTCTGGTGTAGTTTTAATCTGACACCGTACCTGTCCATGAAGTATTGTTCAAAAATGGACGGAGGAACCCATGTGGACCCTATTGTCATGTCGATCAGGTGTGCCGGGATATCCATTGGAACAACTTTCTCAAGCTCCATGATGTTTGCATCGTACTCACCGTTAACGTTGCTGTCTTTGGCAATTCTAAGCTTCTCCCTAACGTTCCCGCTAAGGTAACGGTGCCGGATTTCTATTGCCCCTGTCTGTGGATTTGAGAACCCTAGTCCTTCACTTAAGATCTGTTCTCTTACATTATCCTCTGAAATGGAGAGTGCTTCAGAAATGTAAGGTATGTTTATATCATTATACTCGTAAACACTTGCGACAACAGCATCCTTGATGTTTTTCGGAACCGGCTTTGATTTATATCCGATAACCCTTTGCTTGAATACAAGTGTCTTGTTTACATTTATTGTCTTCTTCCCATCGATAGACTTATGTTCCTTATACTTTTCGAGTGCTGCAATCGCAGGAAAATCAACATCCTTGCGAAGCCATGATATTGATGTGTTATTATTGAGTTGTCCGTACTTGGAAACAAAATCATCATAAGCCTTATTCAGCTTGTCAAGGTGAGGTTTAAGTCCGCTATCATCCGGGCTGTCTATCTGATATTTCAAAAGCGCATCAACGGACTCCTTGATGGAGTTGTAGTCTTTCAGTACTTCGGTTTTCGGACGGCCTTTAACCTTGTTGCTGTTTATTCCGGGATCTTCAGCCAATCCACGTGAGGATATCGCTATGTTTCCTTTGCTATCAATGAACAACTGCCCCTCTTTTATTGAGGTTTCTTCCAGTTCGCGGACCTTTTGTTTATCATCTACCGGTACTTCATCCTTTAGCGGATCAAACTGTTTTACCCATTCGTAAAGTCTTTCATTCTGGTTTATACCTTTTTTTGGGTATAAGCTGATCGAAGCGGGACGGTATGTGTCTCCGTGCTCGAATCCGAAAGCCATTTCACCACCCATGAATTGAGGATTGTCGGCAAAGTATTTGTTGTAGATAAGATCTACCTCCTTTACTTCACGAACATAACCTTTATTCCTTACCCATTTTGCATCATCAGTTTCATATTCCGAGCTTCTTTCAATTGTTGTTTCAATCACATTTATTGCTCCGTCATGGACCTTTCCGGCAACTCTCTTGCGAACGACAATAATATCGCTTGTAACACCTGTACCCTCAAAGGTTTCATTGTTCAGCCTGAAAGCACCTATAACGTCAGCGGATCCGTTGGAAACAATCCACTCACGCAGTTTTTTGCTGCTGTCAAGCGTTCCTTTGGTAGTGATGAATATTCCTATTCCTCCCTCTTTGAGTTTTCGTATGTTCTTTGCTATTACAAAATCGTGAATGTTCTTGAATTTCCTGGATAGGTCCTTATCTACCGGATCATACACATTGAGACCGGTAACAAAGGGAACATTTGTGATTGCAAGGTCAACACTTCCGTTTCGGATATTGGTATTCTCAAAACCCTGTACATGTATTTTCGCATCAGGATACAACAGCTTAAGGATCTCCCCGCTTACTGAATCAATCTCTACGCCCTCGATAGTGGAACGGTCGCTTATATTCTGTGGCATTGATCCGATGATAGAGCCTATCCCTGCACTACTTTCAAGCACCTTACCGCCTTTGAATCCTAACCGTTCGGCAATATCCCATAAAGAATCAATCACGTCCGCAGGAGTATAGTATGCTGATCTCACGCTATCGCTTGCGTTTTGATATTCTTCATCGCTTAATAAAGTTCTTAGGGTTTGATTTTCCGTGGTATCATTGTCGAAGAATGTACCCAGGCCACCCCATCCGCTATACATGCGCAGGGTTTCCATCTGCTCTTTAGTGGGCACAGTTATTCCGCTATCATTCAGCTTTCGCATGAGCTTGATAGCGGTTATATTTGCATTAAACCGGGCTTTGGGGGATTTTGGAGAGTAGTCTTTGCCTCTCTCGTTACGGTTATTGTTGGTATTTCTTAGCTGAAGTTTTTCTGCATGATCAGGTGATCCAGGTATTCTTCCGCTTCCGCTTCTGTCAGGGCCATTATCTGCGATACCGCTTCGATCCATTCCTCCCTGTTCAGTTCTTCCAACTTCTTGCCGTGTTCCTGTTCCCAGGCTACTGTCCGTTTCTTCGTTTCTTCTTCTCGGCTCGTCATTTTGGTTGCTGTTAACTGGTTTAACTTCTTCATTACCTTCATCCAAAGTTAATGAATTATTCTGAATATCAGATACATTATCGTAATTATTTTCATCGAAAATATCAAATAATGATGGAATGTCGCTTTTGGAAGTTTTTTTCTTTACTTTTTTATTCTTCTCTGCATCCGGCATGTTGTTTATTACCGGCTTTACTTCTTCCTGCAATCCGATGGATCTCAAGTGTTGATCAAGACCCTTAAGGATTGTTTCTGCCATCTCCTGGGCCGTAGCATCAACTTTCAACCACTGGTTGTATAAACCTCTCCACTTGTTCTGTTTCGTTGTTACACGCCAAAGGATATGATTATCTCTTACTTTGTAATTGTCGTAATACCCTCCGGAGTTAACATCGGGATCATAAGGAATGGAAACATAAACCCCATATTCCGGATTAGCCTTACTCCACAGGATAAAACTTGCATTACCCCCTGCCGGTGCGATATTGATGTTTACAACTTCCGTCTTTCCCTTGCTGTTCGTGTCATGATCCAGTCCTGTCATTGCTGCCACTGCTTTCACATAAGCGGTAACATCTTTCCTTATCGGTCCTTTCGCAAGTACATTGATCGGATAATCCGCAGCTATACCCTCGGTTGAATATTCCTTATCGGAGAGCTTAAGGCTTGCAAGCTTCTGATCGATCTCGTTAAGCAGTCTTTCAACTTTCCTGATCTGATCGGCTGCCTTTTCCTTTACCTGGCCGGCTCGCTGTTTATTATTTCCGACATTTTCCGATTCACTTCGGATAGTTCCTGATGCTGTTTCAATAGTCTCTGTTTCAGCTTCAATAGTCTCTGTGCTTCTTTCTTTTTGTCCATTTTGTTTTCTATTGTTTAAAACTAATTGATTTCGGTCGCTCTGTAGTTTACTTATCCGTGAGTTCAATTCCTTTTCTTCGGGAGACATTGGACTCTCAATATCAGGGTTTGGATATTTCTGATCCCTTATTTTTATAAGATCGTCTATTTCCCTGGATATTTGCTCTTTTCGTTCTTTGTATTCAGATTGAACATTAAAGTTCTTATTCACGTCAAAGGCCACCACATCGTTATATGGATCCATCGTTTTGGAAAGTTCTTCCATTCCAGGCATGGCCCTTGCACCTTCGTAGGATGCTTTCAGGTACGGACGTATTGCATCGCCCAGGTCGTCAACCATCCTCTTGGCGAATTCAGCAAACTTGTTGGCCCCGGATTCGATATGGTACATTGCCATCTGTGCGCCGATGGAGAATACTTCCGGATCAAAACCAACGTTAAGGTTGTTCAGCTTCTTGCGCATCTGCTCACGCAGTTCGTTATACCTGTCTGTGGTGATGATCTTGTTGTTGGCTCCGTATTCGGGCTTATTCTCTTTGTACTCGCTGAACGCCTTCCTTTGTTTTGCGCCATCATACAACCACTTTTTGAAATCATCTACCGTTGTTTCGGTGATTGCCCCCAACCCCTGCCATCCTGCTTCGTAGTTGGACAAATAAGCTTCCCTGGCTTCATCAATAGAGTTGAAACCTAGCATAACCTTGCTTTCGTCAAAAGACTTGTTATTATTAACCTGGTCAACAACGAAAATTGCGCTGTTTTCAGGATTTGGGCCAATGAACGTATCGATCTGATCTCCATCATACCCTTCCGTGCGTTTGAAATAGCCGTAATGGTTCTTCATTTCAACGCTCCACTTCTTTCCGGAGGCATCTACTCCGGAACGTACAGATCCTTTCGGGTTCTCGATGGTAATGTCAAATCCCTGAACGTTAACATGTCCTTTTTTGTAGTTCCCGGATTCCTTTTGAGCATCGGTCGGATTTGTGTCAACTTTTGCTGCTTCCTGTTTAACTTCCTCGTTCTTTACAACGTTACGTGCATAATCGACAATATCTCCGTTGTATGAAGGGACGGATGGTTGTTCAGTCGTAGTTTTTTCGCTTACAAGCTTATCGAGTTCATCCTGGGTAATATCTTCGTAAACTGTTTGTCCGTCTTTTTCAATGGTATAGAAATGATCGTTGGTACCAACATACGTGCCGGCTTCTGAAATGACGTGATCAGCACCATTAATGCTGATTATTTGTCCTGCGGAGTATTTGCGTTCCGCTCCAGTAGCTCTATCCTCCTGATTATCATATCCGGCAATGGCATGTTCTGCTCTTTCCTGATCAGGTTCTGCAAGGCTATCTCGTGTGCCTTGTTCTCCGGTTGCACGTTCTTCAGTCTTTTCAATACCAGTACTTGCAGCTTGTAGAGGAATTTGACCTCCCTGTTCTGCTCTTCCGTGAATTCCGCTTTCTGTGTCAGCAGTTCGTTCAGTACTCTCAATTCTTCCTTCGGTTCCATAATATTCGTTTAATTCTTGTTCTGAAATGTCCGGTGCCTCCTGCTCCGGCAAAGTTAATAATAATTCATCCTGGCTTGCTTCATTTGCTTCATAATTAGCTATATCATCGGGAGAAATATTCTGTTCGATGTAGCTTTCAAGGCTAACGTCATCCCTGCGAAGCTTCTCGGCAGCTTCAATCATGTCAGTCGGGGTGTCGAACGACAAGAGGACGTCGTTTATCTCGTTCCTGATATCCTGCACATCAAGCGTTGAAAACTCCGGTATATCCTGTCCGTTGTTGTCGCTGATGAATTCGGCAAGTGTTTCAGGAGTGAATCCGTTATTGTCAAGGAATGCGATACGCCTTAATCTCTCCATCTGCGTATTCTTGGAAGAAAGGATCTCGTCTTTCAATCCCTTTATTCCATCCCTGCTATTCCACATGAAGCGGAGCTTCCCGGTACCTATGTTTCTCAACAGGTAGTCACGCAAGGAAAGGTAATCACCCATTTGCGATTCACGCTCACGGGTATTCTTTGTCAGTATTGGATTGTATTCTTCCTCATAGGTTGGTGCCTTGGCTTTCGGACGTGTGGCTTCAATCATGCTGTTCCACCTGTCCAGTTCGGCCTGTCTGCGTGCCTGTTCCCTGCGTTTCCTGATGGGATCGTTTATCTTGTCAACGCTTTTCAGGGCCTTTTCAGCAGCTTTCCTGTAATCATCGACTACATTGTAGGCTTCATCGCCAAACTCGCTTCTCAACGCTTCCACGTATGCGTTATTGTCTGTTATCTTACTGTAATCAATGTTTCCGTCCTTGTCTTTCGGAAATTCCTGGACAGCCTGTACTTCAGCAGCGTTTTGACTTTCTGCTTCCGTTTCTGCCGTTTCTGTTACATTTTGCGGTGTCTGCCCTATTGTGCTACCCTCATTTTCGGGTGTTTTTTCTGACGTTATGATAGTTGAAGGCGCTTGTGTTTCTTCTTCGCTATGTACTCCTATCACATTTTCAACACGTATTTCATTACCATCAATAACGATAACTCCATGACCCCGGATACTCATGTCATCTACGGTACCGGTCAATACGTTTCCTTTTTCATCTGCGTAGTCAACGACAACACCGTTGTCAACTCCTTGCAGATTGTCCTCATTGATGATCATTCTTGGCTCTACGATAACAGGTGTAGGTGTTCCATCAACGATAACCTGGTAATTCCCGGCTTCATCCGCACCCTGGATCTGTCCTAGCATCGAAACATTTCCATCAGCAGTGAATCTGACAAGCTCTCCGGCTTCGTATGGGCGCACTTCATCATTAGCATGTTGATTTACCACATCGGCAGCCTTCATTGCTGAAAGCTCCTCAATGGCCTGTTCTGCGGGAACATTCTCGACTATCTCAATAAACCTGGGATCAATAACCTTTCGTTTTCCTTCCGCATCGGTGTAATAGATCTCTCCCGACTTGGAAGCATCGATGGATCCATCTTCACGAAGGATAACATCTCCCTGTATTCGTGTAGGTTCTTCCATTCCGGGAACAGTCGCCAGGATGATACTGTTTGTTTCAGGGTTTACGGCCTGTTCTGCGAGTTGCTGTGCTTCTGCCTGTGCGTTTTGTATCTGTTCTTCCTTTGCTGTCTCCAAACCTTTTTTAGCAAGATAGGAAAGTCCGTAGTTTAACATTGCATTTGTCTGTTCTTCGGCAAATTCTCCCTTATTGACAAGTGAAGCCATGAGGGATGCAATTCCTTCACCGGATTGCTGCGCCTGGTCGATAGCGTTGTTAAGCCACATTATCGTTGGCTCGGTGTCTGTGCCGAAAACAGCATTCATCGCTTCCATGTTCTGCGTGAACGCCTTATTGATCGATCTTTTCTGATTTACGTTCCTGAACTTCCCGGCTGCGTATCCTGCTGCGTTGATGGATGCGTAAGGTAATTGGATTATTCCAACAACACCGGCTGTAATGAGTTGTTGCCTTGGATCGATAAGATCGCTCCATTCTGCCTGTCCGTCTCCGAGAGCCGAATGTCCTGCCGTTGCTATCTGTTCTTCCAGGAATTCACCAACCATACCGTCAATTCCTGTGGCTTTCTGCAATTTCTGTACGGATGATGGGAGTTTGAATTTAGGACCTGGAATGAATTGACCCACACGTTCAGATCCTACTTCAACAAGGTTGGAGAGATAGGCATTTGCAAAGCTATCAAGGAAGCTTCCCGGATTCTGTGCGTTGTTCTCGATAGCCATTGCGATTGTTGACGGCATGATAGCTGTCTGCATGAGAGTTTCAGACACTTCTTTCCCTGCGATCCTCAACATCCTTCCCGGGCCTTTTGTCGCTGCCTGTTTCACACCCTGCTTCAGAATGTTCTTTCCTATACCACCAACAACACCGCCGGCACCGGCAAACTGCGCCATGAATTCAAGAGATCCAACGGCCCCCTGTGCTATGTCCTGCGCTATGCTCCTGTCGTCCTGGTGAAGTGCTGCGTACTGGTTTAAAAGGTTTTCCGATTGCGCTGATAGCTTACCGCCTTTGGTTGGGGAAAGTCCTTCTATGACATCACCAAACCCCATCGTGCCGATATTATACAAGGATTTAGGAAGCCTTCTTCCGGCTTCATTGAAGAATTGGGCAACTGCATTCGTATCTCTGTCCTTGACGGCTCCACGTAACATCTTCAATTCTTCCAGGTTCCGTGCTGCGATGTTAAGATCATCCTGTGTGGCTATCTTATCTGCTTCTTCAACGTCCAATGCTTTTGCTGCATCAATTCTCGCTCTTTCGTCTGCTGACAGCCATTGCGGATTAACGCCATACCTTGTACCGGGAACAGGTCTTTCAATGAGCTTTTGCCTTGCCGTAGCTTTTTCCCGGATGCTGCTTTCCAGGTTTTCAATTTCCTTATTTAACTGAATGTCAAGATCTGCAAAATACTTATTCCTCTTACTGTCAAGATCGACAAACGCACGTCCTTGATCCGTATTGGTAAGGAAATCCTGAATGCTCTCCATTTCTCCAGGCTTCTTGTTCTTTTTATGGAATTCGCTTGCGATGGAGGTAAGCGGAGTACTCGAAGGATCATTTTCAGTGTCACGGAACAACGATGGATCTTCCTTGTACGCACCGTACTTGGCCCGGAAAGATATTTCGGGATCAGCCTTGTGAATATTATAAATATCCGATGCTCTTTCCGATAACGGTTTACCTTCAGTGAGAGATACACCGCCACCCATTGCGCTCATGTCAACTGTATTGACCTGTGGGGCTGTTATCTTTGTTTTCCCTTCCTGTTCGCTTTTCGTAGCTTTTTGGCTCTCGATTGAGGACAACTGCGATTCTTCAGCTTGCCATGCTTTTGGGAAGTGTTTCTTGAATGTATCTACCTTGTTGGCCGGAACTTGTCTAACGTTTCCGTTTCCATCATTGAAATATAATATATCTTGTGGCATAACTTGTTGTTAATAAACTATTTGAAACATCTGATCTAATTCTTCCGCATCAATTTCAGTATTGTATGGAGCTTCAATTTCTTCCTGTTCCGACAAATCAATTTGCGGTACTGTTCCTGAAAACTGATTCTCTGCACCAATCCTGGCATCAAGCTGCGGACCTGAAAACTTCTGTCCGTACAATTCCTGCAAATAAGCTGCTGCAATGTTTCTTCGATCATCTGTTGTATATTTTTGTCCGAATGCTAATCTGAACTGTGGATTATTCTTCATGAACTCCTTATCTGCGAGTGCCTGTCTTGAATACTGGTCCATTTCTCCGGTGCTCATTCCGAAAACTCTTACACGATTTCCGAATTTATCGGCAGTTGCTTCCCGATCTCCTTCCATTGCCGGAATGACAAGTTGATAATCTGCCTTCCCGGATGCTGTCGGATTCTTCAGTTTTTCGATATATGCGTTAGTCCTGGCCATTGAGTTAGCTGCGTTCTGTGCTGCAATACCTGTGCGCCTTTTCCTGTCCTCGATCTGCGCTTCCATGTTTTTTTCATACGCAGTGGTCCTTCTCTCCGTATTTCTTGCGTTGAAAGCCTTGTACGCTGCATCCTGGTTCTGTTTTGCGAGGTCAAGCTGATACTTCCTGTAATCGGACAGGGATTTTGAGATATTCGCCTGTGTCTGCTTCCAGTCCTGCATCCCTGTAAGGTAATCCTTCATGTTCGCATTGATGATTTCCCGGCTGTACTGATCCGTTTCCTTCATGTACCTGTCGTAAACAGCCTGTTGATTCTTGCTTAACTGGCCGGAAGCCGTTTCATCGAATGAACGTGTGCGGTTGATAGCCCCCTGTGATCCTCCTATTGCCTGTGAGAGCAATCCGAGCACATCACCTATACCTGCAATAGCCCTTTGCCTTTTCATTGCCTTCTCGTCATATTCTACCGGCTTAGGAAGGTTTTCTTTCACTATATTGGTGAATATACCATCAAGGAAGGTATTGGGATCGGGTTGTGATAATGACTGCCGGATCTGATCATCCGAATAAAGCTGCCGGATAGCCCTGTATTCATCATCGGACCAATTCTCCGGTTTGTTGCTGTAATCAAACTGCGGTTCCTGTGATGGTGCACCCTGTTGTCTGTTATTGAATGAATTCAGGTAGGAAGATGTCATTTTGTCGACTGCTTCCTTCGGCACAACACCACCCTGCTGTGGGATGGCTTGCTCAGGAGTTTGTACCGGGGCCGTCTGCGCTTGCTGTTTCTTGCGCTTTTCTTCTTGAAGTATGTAGTTAACTGAAATGGACATGGCTTACTTGTTAAGATTTGGTTTCTTGTACTTCGGAATGATCCCGCCAACACTCTTAACAGGTGAAGCTGTTGCCTGGGTGGAGACGTTGCCAATGTTCCCAGGTGTTTGATTTGGCACAGAAGGAATCATTGACGATAACGCTCCTGATGCCACATTTAAGCCTGACTGCGTGAAGTTTTCCCATCCTTTGGCTGCATCACCCATCATGTTCATTTTCATATAGGACAAATGGTTTTTACGATTGACATACCTGTCCGTCACCCTGTCCTTAAACTGTGCGCCTATGGCTCCGATGTTGGCTGTCGCATCCGCAAGGGCCTTGTTCGCGGAATCCTTCGCAACTGCTGTCTGTTCTACTGTTCCTCCTGTGATGGCTGCCGTATTAGCTGTGCGCTTCGTCTGCCTGTCCAGTTGGTTACGCATTTGCCGGAGAACGTTCTGTGAATCTGTACGCTGCGTGTAATCGCTTAATGCCTGGGTATTGTACAAGGCCTTGTTGTCGGCTTCCATCTTGCCGATCTCGCTTTTCATCTTTCTGCGCTCCTGGCCGGCATTAAAAGCACCAAACAGGGATGATGCTAATCCCCCTGCTGCTAAACCTATTGTAATCGGATCCATATTGTCTGCATTTTATATTATCGACAAATAAACGGAATAGATTTTAATACTATGTTTGTTAATATTAAATTATAGGATGTATATTTGCAGAAATCTGTAATTATCAAATGCTATGGCAGTTAAAAAAAACATAGAGAAGGAAGTTGTTGAGAGGAAAAAACCCGGGCCTCCTAAAGGACACACTAATAACCCTTACGGACGAACTAAGGGATCAAAGAATAAGGTCAGCTACGATGTGAAGAAAGCTATCGCTGAAAAGGTTTGCGAGCCTGGCTACGTCAAAGGAATATTCGACGACATCAACGCAGTAGAAGATATGGACAAGCGTGCAAAGCTGAAGATAGAGCTTGTTAAATTATTTGTTCCTCGTCCCCTGAATGACGATGAACAGAAAGACAAGGATATCAAGAGTGCTATATGGGCCAAGCTGTCCGGCCAGGCCAAGGATGAAGATGATGATATTTGACATAAAAAAAGCCGGGGCAACTCCCGGCTTAAACCTAAAATCTTTCTTCTCTACCATTTCGACCATTGTTCCAGATCCCTGTGCTCGTCATTCCAGAAAGCTTCAATTCGTGTGAAAACGGCATCCACCTGGGCTGCGGTTAAATCTTCAATCTTATAGATAAGTTTCTTTGTATCCACTTCCCATTTTGCGCCAAGGCCATCATATAGGTCCGAATCTTCCACGCTTGCAGTTAAAGCTCCTGGAATGCACCTGAATTCTGGAGTTGTCATTGTTCCGTTCAGGCTGTCGGCCATCAAGGACCACTCTTCAGGAGTGAACACCCCTTTCAGTTCAGCCTGTGAACGCCTTCGGATCATCTGAAGCTCTTGTAAGCTTTCAGCGATCTTATGAGGGGGAATTCCTGCCTTATCTGCTTCCTCCACTTCCCGTAGGATCATTTTAATTGTGCTGCCGGCTTTGCCGTAACTGATCAACCATTTCCACGTTGAAGTGGGGATCCTGGTGTTTACTGATTTATCGTTTTTTTCTGTTTCCATAACTCATGAATTAAGATATCCTTGCGTCTCTTATCCTCTCGGGAAAGTATCTTCCCATCTGATCTTTTGCACCGATCGTCCTTTCAAGACGAAAATCGTCCGGATCTTCGCCTTCCTGTTCGATGAGCTCTAACGCCCTATCTTCCGATTCGGCTATAATGTCGAACCGTACTTCGGTAGCTGCAATCTCCCCGTTAGCATCAAGCATGTGGTTGTTCTTTTCTTCATTTTTGTAAAATGCGTCGAATCTGTACATTTTTGTTTTCATAATCATAATTTTTAAAAGTGAATAATTTGTCAGCCCACCGATCATGTCCAGCTCCGGTGAGCCGTGATTGTTAAATTGAATTTTCTTCTTTCCAGGAAACCCAATCTGTCGGCTTTCCCTCATTTTCGTAAACGGTATAATCGACCGTTTTCATTATTAGCCGTGCATCCATCATCGCAGATAAGACTATCAGATTATGTCCTGTCCTCTCAGCTGTTCGTGCATCACTTAGCGATATTTCAATGTCTCTTTTAATATCGTTCCTTAATTCGCTTATTGCCTCGTCGATATTAGAAATGGTGTATTTCTTGCTTGATAAAATTTGTTTGTAGTCCATAGCTTTATTTTTTAATTGTTTGCGTTTAAATTTTGAATGATCTTCCTTCGTTATCCATGTTATAGTAAAAATTTACACCATCTACACTTTCGCCCATTTTGCGAGCTTCTTCTGCTTTCTGTTTAGCTTCTTTTTTAGAATTAGCTTCCACCTCTCCGATTTGAAGATATTCGGCTGGTTGAAATCTTCCTGCTGTGTTCACGAAAATTTTGTAAGTTTCCATAATTCTGCTGTGTTAGTCCCGGCCGAAGCCGGAGCGGGTTTATTAAAAATTGTAGTCATAAAACTTTTCGGGTGCATTTCTCAGCACATATCTGTTGCCGTACTTGTCGTACCAGCGGCCGTCTTTGTGTTTTCTGATGGTGATGATTGGGTTCTCAGCGTTAGATGAGTAGCTCCACTTTTGCAGGGAGTTGTTGGTGCGTCCTAAAAATCCACCAGGCCGGAATGAGGCAGCGAGATCCTTTTTTGATTCTTCCGTGATCTCTGCATCCATCTCTCTTACTTCGATCAAATTGTCTTTTCTATGCCTTATCACCTCGAAAGGGATAATGTCAGTGTGCAACATCTTGTTTGCGTACTTCTGATTACTTGTTGCTTCCATATCTCTTTGTTTTGTACCCTTGCATGGGCGGTTATTAATTAAGTGTTCGCAAATGTAAAGGGATAAAATCAAACATGCAAGGAAAAAGGAAGATAATTGTAAGCATATAGATAATATCAATAACACGCGAATAGATATAAACAAAAAAAGCCGGGATCTCCCCGGCTCAATTCTTCCAAAAATCCTGCTTATGCAGATTATACAACATCCCTAAAAACTCATTTGGATCTATTTTTATCACCTGTATAATTTCTCCATAGATAACGCAACTACTGTCATACTTTCCGGATTCTATACCGGATAGCAGCATCAATTCTGCCTGGTACCAACTGTCGGCAATGATCCGATCCTCGTCTCGATGGAATACAACACCGTCAACAATTCTTCTTACCTCAAACGTCATATTCTCGTTTTAAGCGCTTCTTTTGTTTTTCCCTATACCATGCCCGGCAGCCGGGCAATCGCTCATTTATGTTCCCCTGGTGGATCCTGTCGGTCATTATAACCTGACATAAGTTTATTCCACGCACTCATGGCTCCCCTATCTCCATTTTTCAACAATCCTTCAAACCTGTCAACCCCTGAAATTATAGTAGTGTGGTCCCGGCCAACCATGCGCCCTATTTCCTCATACTTCAATTCCTTTTTTTTCCGAAGGAATGTGTAGGCTGCCAACCTCTTGTCGGCCCTCTCTTTTGTTTTACGTCCTTCAAAGATATTTTCACCGAATATCCTGCAAATAGTGTCTATCATTATTTTCCTTAAAAAACATTCGTAAATACTATGTTATCGCTCATATCCGTGATTTTTTTGGGTTATCGTCATATAACCCGATTTGTTCATCACCCCGCATCGTGTCAATCAGGGCTTGTTTTTGTTTGTATTTTAGTTCGTTTTCAATAAAATCCTTGCAATCCACCTCGTTAAAATCACTATAGCTGTACGTTTCCCAAGGCAGACAGTCCAGATACCTCTTACATTTCAGTTTCCTTTCGCACCGCTCGTTGTCGCAGCGGGCAGTGTCTTTATTTAGCATCATAAACTATCCTCCTCAATTTCTTTCCTGTTTAAATAAACCCTTTTTCCCTTCATGTCTTTACTTATTCAATTCTTTCATAACATCCTCCCAAAACTCACGTGTCATTTCGGCTCTGATAAAGTCTGGTTTTCCAATTGCCCTTTTTCTGTACCACACCACATCTAAATCCAATATCTGCTGAGCGACTATTTTTGCGCATTGTATAGCACGACCAATTTTCCTTTCCTCACCCTCATATTGTGCGTTCGGTTTTTCGTCTGGTTTGTTAGTTGAAGTCCATCCAGATACATAGTTGTAGTATTCACCTACAAGCTTTTTTGCTTTTTTCCGAACCGCTTCTTTGTATTCTTTCTGTGTCATGATTATCTGTTCAAATTTTACAATTACATTCTTTCATCAACTCAAGCAATTCCCCGAAAGTCATATGTTTTGAATATTTGCTTTCATCGTAGAAAGTATAGTATTTATCGTCTTGGTACCACCACCCATTATCTATTTTTGGATTAGCCCTAATATTCATCCACCCGCTAAATCCTGCTGCAAATCTGATATAAAAATGGTCGGGATGATAGAATCCATTTATTTTTGGTTCATTGCTCCAAAAGGCGTGCTTTAACCTATCAGGATGCCTAACCATATTTAGATAATCAAACCCATCTTCGTTCATTTCTATTATAAAGCCATCTTTATCCAGTTTGAATAGACCTAGTTTTAGAAATTCTTCCCGTGTCATAATCCCAATGCTTTGTTAATTCTGTTTCGTACTCTTCCGGCAAATCGTAATCCCAAAAGCCCAGTTTACCCTTCACGTTCAGAATAGGTTTGTCGAACAAGATCGGGTCAGCGACGACCCAGTTATAGACTGATTTGCTATATTTGCCGGGTATATCTTTTGATGTCCAATCTTCTAACACTTCTTTCTCTGCCCAAATACTCGGATGGTTAATTACACAGTCCACGAAGCGGACGGAGCCTATGATAGCAGATTTAGCAAACACTTTATCCCAATCATACTCGTAGCCGAGCTTTTTATCTACTATTGCCTTCTGTTCGAGAGTCAACATCTTTTGAAGACTTTTCATTTTAGCTGCACTCGCATGAATCAATATCCTCTCACCCTTGTATTTTTCAGGAAGTTTCCACGTCCTGTTTTCGATATCTTTCACCCTTGCGCACAATAGGTATGCCCAAGGTTGTTTTACGCTTAATACTTTGTGTTTCATAATGAAATATGTGTTTTGATAAAATTATCGAGTTTCCACATTTTAGAAGTTTCAAATAATCTATGTCTCAGTGTTCTCCATGAAGAATCAGCTTGACGCTCTTCATGTTCAAGAAATAATCTGTACTCTGGCGGGCGTAATGTTCTATCAATCTTAAGTATGTACTTGTCAAGATTATGTTCAGCCCTAAGAACTTCGATATATTTGTCACTCTCACGATCAGAAGTTGCAAAGAGGATCCCTCCAATGTTTTGTATCATAGTTTCTTACTATTGAAAAAAAATATCCATCCCCATTTCCCTGGCAATTGCGTACTCGATCCTGGCTCCCCGGCTTTGCCCCCAATTTGATAGTAAGTAAATAGCTTCACAGGTCATAAGCGCAGGGATGCACTCAAACATGTAATCGTGCCATTCCTTATTTTCCGAGAAAGGACTAATCTTAACCGGGTTTATCACCTCATATCCTTTTTCGGACAATTCTTTTTCAGCTTCATTAAAGATCTCAACGGCCTTGTCGTAATCCAATCCGGTTATTTTGCCGGCAACATAGGCCCGCTTACCTTCAATATTTCTCTCAAACAGCTTTTTGTATTCTTCAGAATTCTTTTTCCTAAGAATGAGAAGTGTCTTGTAGATCCGATCCACCTTCTCAACAAGGTCCTTGAAATAAGGAACGCTGTTTTTCAGATTGCCTATTTCCTGAATTCCATGATACACCGTTGAATGATTTTTGTTGAAATATCTTCCAACCACACGTCTTGTTATACCGGGATTGTTGATGCTGATAACATAAAAGCAGACGAAGCGAAGATCCACGATATCCCTGTTTCGCTTGTCGCTAATTAACGTTTCCCGGCTGATATTAAACTCGCTGCAAACCTGTTCTATAAATTTGTCTATCATGTATATTTTTAATAATGGGAGGAGAATATCCCCTCCCTGTGTTGGATTACTGTTCAATTATTGCAATATCAGGACATAGCTGCCTGATGAAATCGATTTCTTTGTCAATTACCGCATCCCTCAATTCCTCCATGACTGCCTGTGCCCCCGGAGAGATAAGCATAAATGCAACATCTCGCCCATCGATTTGAGCAAAGGTCTCCACCTCAATTGTTTCCGGTTTCGATCCTTTGAAAATAGGAATCACAAGATTGAAAGATTTCGGAAGGTTTGAATTTACAACCTGATTAAAATAGTCAGTCCTGTCGCCTTTTTCATTTGCCGCTTTTTGCAGATTGTTGTTTACAGTAGCGGTGAAATTCATCAACTCATGAACCAACTTCATGTTTTCTTCCTTTGTAGTGAAGAAAGCACGATTCATTTTAAAGAACATTCCCAACTCGGTTGGTGCCCACACTTTCCCGGTATTGATTCCAAACTCCTTGAATTTCGGGTGTACCTGTAAGGATCCGGTTATGGTTCCTCGATTGTACTCATCATTTTCGTTGTACACAAGTGCGATGGTGATCTTCTCACGATCAATGAGGATATGACAACGTTTCTGATTGATCTGATCTGACTGGTCAATCCTCCTTGCAAGGAATTCATGCGGAGCTCCTATCGTGCCCTGTATAGCCAATATTACTGGCCTTTTTACTGGTAGTTCGTTCACTTCGTTGACTTCCCTAATGATAGCCTCGACCCTTTCTACCCCAGGTGCAAAATTTAATTGAAATTTTTCTTTGTCCATAATGTTTTTTTTAAAATTACTTGTATCTGTTTACTACTCTAATTTTCGAAGCTGTTCTTCGTCTGTTCTTTCTCGTTTTTCTTTTCTTTTTAGAAAGGTTTGTTGAGTTGTGGAGAGAAAAAGTATCACACTCTCTCTCTTTTTCGTTGTCGTGATATTTAGTTGAATCAAACATGGCGTTAAATGTTATCAGTTCCTGTTCTCCCGATCTGGAAGATGTTAGTCTGAAGTTCATCAGCATATGCGGGTCTGCTTTCTATCAGGTCCCCATCCTCGTTGTAAAATCCAACTTCACGTGTTTCGATGTCAATAAACTTGTAGCAGCTTTCCGAAACAAGATCTGCCTTGTTTTTTAAGCCGGACAACAGATTCTTTTTGTCCTGTACAAGTGGTTCAAGCCTGGATTTAAATTCAGCCATCACCTCTTTTTTCTCGTTTTCAATGTCGTTAATGTCGATAGCTGTTTCCGAAAGCCTTTCTTTCATAAGCAGTAACTGATCCGGAGTAAACCGTTTCATGTAATTCTTTTTTTCTACTGAATCACAGTTGTCCCTGAGAAAAGCAATTCTTGCTTCTCTGCTTTGAATGTCTTTACCTAATTCTCTTTGCATAAATTTGAAATGTTTAATTTGTCTTTCGACGGTTAGTACTAATTATTTTCTTTTCCAGTAAACTTTTCCACCCTCTGTCTGTACCTTCACCACTTGGTCGAATGTCAATTCTCCCTTGTGAACCATAATAGTAACCTGATCATAGGTTAATAGGCTATCATTATGTGTTTGGTTGTTGCTGTAGTTGCCCTCGATAATCTTTTGAAAATTGTTTGGTCGGATCATCCAGTCAAAATTGGCAACGAAGCCGGACTTATTGTCTCCCTTCAAAAAATTACTGTTAACAGCTTTATGGATCATTTCAGCAAACGCTTCCTTTCCATGCTCCCGGATTCTTGCCCTTATCATGGCCTTTCTTTTTTCTGATATCGGATATCTCGCCTCACGGAAAACACCGTTAGTCTTTTGATTGAAATAGTCAATAAGATTTTTATAATCTATACCGTCATTCTGTGTTGAATGAGCTTGCTCATTTGACGTAGATACTTTAGTATCTTTAGTATTATTATTCTTATTATTCTTATTGTTTGGGTGAGTTTGAGGTGAGTTTGAGGTGAGTTGAAAGTGAGTTGAAGGTGAGCCATCGTGTAAAGGTGCTTGGTAACTCTCATAATTACATACAGTTATCCGTGTGGATTTTCCGATGTTTTCGTGTGAAATCATGCCGTCTTTTGCGAGCAAGGTGAAAAAGTTCCTCGCACGATCTTTTGACACTCCCCATCGCTTGGCCCAATTGCTCAAACTCATGATGGATTGTCCTCTCTTGCACTCGTATAGCTGCATCCCCAAATTAACGGTACTGTCGTTGTGGTTTACAGTGAGCAACACATCAATCCACCATTTTAATTTCTCTGCATCCCTCCAAATCCAATGTTCAGTTAATTTCCTGTGGAGCATTATCCATCCATCCATAATTAATTATTTATTTAATCCCGAAAACAAGCATGGCTGCATCCCGGCCATGAACAGAAGTTCTTCCTGTGTATTTCGTTATATTGTAGAACTGTTCATCCGTTAGCTTTGTAGCGTTGTTTTTTGGGGCAACTGCTTCATAATTGATTTTATTGTCCTTTAGGAGATCTTCCCATATTTTGGAATCCCTCTTTACCGATCCGGCACCCTGTAATTTTTCTTTGCCTGTAGAACCGAACCACTGGCGTTTTCTTGCATCTTCAAAACGGACAAACAGGTCTTTCCCATAAAGGCGATGATATTCCAATACGGTATCAATGGCCTGGTGGATCTTCAATGTTGATATTTCTTCGAATAATTGGCTTTCAGAATTCCACACCGATAGCCCGGTTTTAACTCCGCAATCGATTCCGATATTAATTTTCCCTGTCTTTTTCCCGGTGAAGCATTTAAGGCAAACGCTCTTTCCACGGACCATAAAATCACTACTTCCGCACGTTTCGCATTGTTTCATAATTTTCTTTTTTGTCAACTTTTAAATTTATATTTTATAAAATGTTGTCCGAATTGGAAAACTCATTCCAGATAAAAAGTGGTTGAGTTTATCGTTGGTCTTATTTTTAAGGAGATCTTTCCCTCTTTTTTCAGCCTTTCAATTTCCTCGTCAAGTTCGCTGTCAGAAACATTTGCAAGCCTTTTCACTTCCTGATATTCTGCGCAATGTGGTATCCTTCGCTGTTCCTTTCGTTCGTTGATCAAATATTCAATTGCTTCAAGTACATTCATGGCTTGATTAATATTTCTGTTTTACTGTCGATTCTTTTTATTTTCATTGTTTGCAAATATTTCTTTCCTTGTTCTGAAAGTTTGATCGCCTCGATTCGTTGGTCGTGCCAACGTGCTTGCCATTGATTTTTCATTTTCTGTTTACTTTTTTTAGTCTGTCAAATTTTTCTTTAGCCAACCGGATTACCTGGAGCATCTGCCCATAACTTAATCCGGATTCTCGCATGTCTCTTATTATTTTGTTTGCGAAGGCTTCTTCTTTGGTTGCCATATCTATTCAGTATAAAACCCTTGGAATCTCACCACCTGTCCGTATTCAGGTGATTTTATAAGTCCATCACCACGTCCGTTTAATGATTCAGCCCCCGGCTCGTCAATCACAACTATGCTGTCAATATCCTTTGGCACCCTGAAACATACCTGGACCGGAAAGTTTACTTTTGCATCACCTGTAATTACTTTTACCGATGCTCTCTGCGTAGCAGCCAGGATCCTGAAGCCGGATGATCTGCCCTTCTGAAGAAGGACCCTCATGTTTTCTTCCAGTGATTTGTCCACGCTTGTAACGATTCTTTTTGTCTTTTCCTTGCCGTTTTTGTAATATCCAATTACTTCCATCGAGTAGTTGTTTAGACTACTGCCTTTGCGTGAGTTGGCGACTGCATCAGCGAATTCATCGAATATCACTAACGTTTTTTGTGATGATCCGTACCTTACCCTTTCCTCCATTTCAAGCACAAGCAGCCCCATCTGTGTTTCAATATCGGATATATCGTTAACCACTGTGATACCATTGCCGGCATAAGAAGTGAATTCGTACTTTGGATCAAAGATGTAGATATCGTTTATTCCCGATTGTAGCGCATATTTTATTGTTGACTTAATGCAGACTGATTTTCCGGAATTGTGAACTATAAGTCCGTTGGCAATAAAATTGTGATTATTACCTATGCAGCAAATGTCATATGTGTCTTTGATTTCAGTTGGAATGATGCTCGTGATTTTACATTTTTCAGGACGGAAATACCCAAAAACACCATTTGCTGTCCCTACTGTTTTTATAGCATGATCGCTGATGGATAACATTTGAAGGTTTGATGGATCATTGTTATTTCTATCCCCATCAATATGATCTATTTGATAGCCTTTAGGTACGAAAAATAAATCTCTGCCATCGTAATCATTAAGTATGTTTTTATATTCATCAAATGTTAATCCGTTCTGGTTGGCTTCGTATATAAAATGATGATATGGGACTCGAAAATATTTATAAGGCTTTCCTGAGTCAGCAACGGTTTTTACTCTGTTTCTTGGATGAAATTTTACAAAAACATCTTTCAGCGCAATCTGTTTTTGCTTCCCGTTATATTCTCTAACGGAGGGTCGGTACATAATAGAATCTCCTTTTTTTAGTTCTGATAGTTTGCGCCACCCATCTTCGGTTAAAAAACGATGGTCGGCGGTGCATTCTATTGACTTCCCATTTTCGGTAGTCATATAGAAACATTGTTTCTTGCCTGAATAAACCACCTCAAAAGGGGTGTAAGTAAAAGTACCTGTAGATTCATCTAAGCATCTTACAAGCATTTCCTTTTTATCCTTATTTACAAGCCATGTTTGCCCACTTGGTTTTCCGTTTTGTATTTTATACAGGGTTTCAATGGTTTTAATCTTGTTTTTCCTTTTATAGTGTGGAATATGCACGGAAATGTTTGTATCTGCCGATAAGCATCCGGTGGCCCCGCAAACAAGCATATGAGGGGTAGACTGATTGTCCAGGTCCCAAAAGATCGTCTGTTGAAGGTTGTCAATCCCTAACGGAATCTTCTTGCCTACAAGCTTAGTAGAATCATACATGAGGGTAGCAGTAGCTTTCTTCCCGGATTCAATGGAGAGATAGGATCTGCCGTTATACACTGTCAATTCCTTCCCAATCCTTACGTTAGGCTGATTGAGTGCGTTGGCTATATCCAGCCGGTATCGCATAATTGATGTTACTGCTACACCTGCTCCAATTTCAAGGAGGTATGTGTTTGATGAAAACCCTTCGAATGTGTGCTGCACCTGTGCAACTATTCCGAAGGACCGTAATACGTGTTCTATTTTCTCTTGAGTTGTCATGTCTTTGTTGGTAAAATCGTATGGGATAAATTGTTCTGTGTATTTTTTAAAGTTTCTAACCACGTTAGGTGTTATGGTAGTGAGGGATGAATCCCTGATCTTTCGTCTGCGCTTCTCCATCAATGGCTTTTTCTTCTCGCTGATGTTGAATGCTTCGATCTCCTGGATCATGGTATTAGCCCAAAACTCATACAGTTCCGCCTTACTGGTGAAGCTGTCGTTATCATTGATAATATACACATGGTCAGGATCAGACACTGCTTCAATCATCCGTTTTAGCGGTTCATAAAGCATTGCTTCATATAACCTTCTCGTTCCATTGTCAAGTATCACTTTGTTTTTAACAAGCTGTGGAGATCCATCCTTGTTTTTGGATATTTTATTTTCAACAAACCAAACTTCATCAATAGGTTCGTCAAAGTGGGCTTCATAACCAAGTGCGTATGTTATAGCCTGTTTTCCAATAGTGAAGTTTATTTCTTCTTCCGGAGTGAAGGCACCCCGGAGCTTGTGATCGACAATAGCCCTCTTGCCATCTTTTGTGAGGACAACAAGGTCAATCTTCATATTGCAGGGTAGTGGGATATCTACACCGTTAACTGTGAGCCATTCGGTTAGGGAAAGCTCTACACCTAATATTTTTTCAATTTCATCGGTATAGATCTCAATTTGTTTGAGAAAATTCTCAATCCCTTTATACGAAGATTCAATCGCAGCATCAATGCAGCTTTGTACCGTTGGTCTTGTTTTCTGTATCTTCCATGAATCAGCAGGTTGGCTGTTTATATGATCTGTTGCCATTAACTGCATATCAATTATGTCACATGCTTCACCGGTTGCCATCTTGCCAAAATAAAGCTCAAGGGCCTTATGGTATGCTTGTCCTGCTACTGACGTGGCCGATGATTTGGAATACACGTTGTACAGGTATCGCATTTCAAACTCCTTCTCCTGACGTGCAAAGGTTGATACACGTGAGTACGACCAGGAATCGATCAGGTAGTTAGACAATAGATCTTCTACCTGATCGGGAGAGTAATTTCTGTATATACTCATAATAAAGTAGGTTGTATCGGATTATCGGATTTCTTTCTCTCTTTTAATAATTCCTTCTTTTCTTCAATAGTCGGTTCCGGATCTTCCTCGTTATCCACGTACTGTATTTCCGCATCAACGACACTGTGTTCTTCAATCATGTTTCCGTTAATGGAAGCCTGGTCAAACATGATTGCTTTCGTTGTCTCAATCGATTTTGGAGCATATTTCCCAAGCAATAACTTGAGGACCGTTTTCCGGGCCATCGAATCAAAATCATCCCTCCACACACCAAATCCTTTTTTGTATGCCTGGGAATATTTTTTTGCATGTAGGGATATTTCATCAATTGTCATGTATGATGTTTTCTCAAACCCATTAATCAATTTGAAATAGGCCATGTATCCGATAACCTTGTTTGAGGTTTTTGCATCTTCTTCAAATACATACTCTCCGGTAAACTTATTTTTCTTTATAAGCTGTCCTTCGTACACAACTTCGTCAATGAGAGAAGCGAATTGTCCGCTCCGTTGGCACAATTCAACCAACCCCTTGTACATTATCTGAAATTGCGCAACGCATTTGTTTGATCCCCTGTCGTTGTATGGGACGATTGCAGCCATCCCAAGGTTTGGATTGATTGGCAAGTCAAGAGTGGCAGCAATGACAGCAGAATTCAATACCGATTGAGGTTCTGCCTTCCTTAATAGTTCATTATTGTTAACTACTGAAAGAAGGGAGCTTATAAATCCGGGAGCCTTTTTCCCTAATAGTTCATTAAATCTCGCCTTTACGTTTTCTCCATTTAGCATGGATTTTAATTGATTTGAAGGTGAATTTTTTATTTCCATGATGTGAATAATTTATTTGTTTATCAATATCCCGCCATTGTGCCGGACCAGTTAATTTGCTTCAAATTGTATTCAATGCTTTTAATCTCTTCCTCTATCATTCGATCCAGTTCTTCAGCACTCTCGATCTCCTCCTTTTTTATAATGGAGTATTTTTTGATGAAGCTGATAAGTTCCTCCATGTTGAATCCGTCCGGTATAAAGCTTACCGTCCTGTAATCGTTTACTGATCTTCGCTTTTCGATACGGTTGAATATCACGTTCAAGTCATGGTCTACCGTTATATCCATCCGGTAGTTACAATCAACAAGTTTGTAATCTCCACAGTAGTAAGCGTTGTCTCTGATTGCTAAAATTGCATCAGCGATCATCCCTGTTGTAGTCATATTATTCATTTGTTTAATTTGAGCCTCTTGACGGAGTCGAACCGCCGCTATCTGATTACAAAACAGATGCACTAACCGTTATGCTAAAGAGGCGTGTGCAGGGATTTAGCTCCCTGCTTGCTCGTTCACGCAACCGCTCTAAGCGACTGGGGAACCATTGAGATAGTTTTGCCGTTTATGGCTTTGAGGCTCTCCGCTAATCATACTTTTATGCAATCAAAACCAATCAGCCCCGTGCTATGGGTAGGTTTACATCAACGAAAATCGTATTGTCTAACTACCCAGAAACTGGCAAGGTTTCCGTGGAGCTGAGCGGGATCGAACCGCTGTCTTACATAATTTTTAAATAGCATCGTCAAGCATCGTTCCCGACCAATACGCAAATAGTTGACCGGGCAGACAGGTTTGAATTGATTTATTTGTTTATACTGTTGGTCCTGCCTGTCGATTGATTGCGGTCCAATCGTAAACCGTCCAGGCTATTTTTTAATAAATAATCCGTTTTAATTAATAATCGCCTGGGAAAACAACTATCTGCTTTCGATAATTGAATGCGCAATGGAGTTTTTTAACGTCCAGTAAATGGCTTAAAAAAGCAGCCAAAAACCTCGAATCACTCCCAACAATTTTTTCGGTTGCGCTTATAGAGAGGATGGGGCAGGATTCGATACCTGCAATTAGGACTATATCCTGCTCAATTTTTTAAAGAGGATTGACATTTTACCTCTGTTTTTTGCGTTCTCTATTCCGCCACCCATCCTAATTTATTCTTTCTCCGCACATATCAGGGTCTTGTTAACCGGCCACCCCAAGGATTACATTGCTTTCTACAATGGATTGTGCTATCTTTGCCGTTCCTGTCCGGCTGTTCCCTACCTTTTCCGTAGGTGTATGTAATAATGTCAAAGATCTTGTTGTTGAGTGGAGAGAGCAGGAGTCGAACCTGCAAGAATATTTCTATTCAAAAGTGTTGCAACTATGGAGTAATTGACTTCGTTCTCCGCTTACCTAAGATTTCATTCGCAATTTCTTGCTGGCAGTTAGGATTAGGAACTACACTTTCCCATACTTTATGCGTCTACCAATTCCGCCACCTCTCCGTATTGCCGACCGTCTCACGACGACCGGTTTCCTAAATCATAATAAATTATCCGAAAAGCCTTAATGTCTCCGCTGCCTGTTCAGCGGTGGTTATAATATCTTCGTACTCGCTAATGGAAAAGGATTCACCCTTTACGCTCATCCTGTCGATCACCTTTCCATCTTTTGCAACGATCAATTCAAAGTTTTTAAAATCAATAGTCAATTGAATTCTCGGATGGAAGATGTGTGTCATGGTCCGGTTCACCGTATCATGAACTGTTTCGTAGCTGTTTTTCGTTGTCATTACTTTTCTTCTTTATTGGTTTGTACTAAAATTAACTCTCTGCCTCGTTCAAGAAAGAATCGTGCATACTTGGCGTACCACCTTTCGGCTTGTTCCTGGGTTGTGAACGTACCTGTGAAGATCTCCTGCCCGCCCATTTTGTTTTTTGTGTTGTACCTGTACATTACTTTTGATTTTTATTGGTTATACTACTTTGTTTTTCACCATTAGCCTTTCTATGCTTGCGAGGTTGTAGAAGTATTTGCCACCTATTTTGCTAAAGCTGATAGCTGCATCATTTCTCAACATTTGAAGGAATTCATCAGAACAATCCAAATAGGCCTTAACTTCTCTTGCGGATAACCATGTCTTGTTGATTGGTTCAACCTTTCCTTGTTTCATTTCAGGCTCCTTTCAGTTCTAATGGTTGGTATTTATCGGTCCATAATTTGCGTAGGTAGTTGATAAGCTGATCGTATGTTTTGATGAAGCCTTCCCGTATAAGCTCTGTTACCTTGATTTGAAGTTTCAGAAGTTCTCTCATGCTTTGTTCTTCCGCTTCCTTGTTGCGAAGATCTCTTTCGTGCCTCCCGTAAACGATATGATTTAGTGCTGAAGCAATGGAAGCGATATTTACCGGGACATCTGATTTTTTAGAAATTCGTGCGATCTGTGTAGTCATTTCACGATAAGTGTCTCCGGCTTCAATTCTGTATTGGATTAACTGGTCGTAAACAAATTTTAGTACCTTGATTTTAAAAGATGGGTTTAGCCACATGGCAAAATCAATGAATAGGAGAGGATGCATCCAGGTACCGCCATGTTTTCCTCTCGTTTTGATAAGAACGGAATTCCGTTCTTTAAGATTTTCTTCTGATAACAAGGCTTCAATAAATTCATCTGTTGAGTTGTTATCGGTGTAGTGGACCATTTGCTTTTGCTGTCCACTATACTTGTTCCACTGACTTATTAATTCAGTGGCGTTGAACATACCGTCACTTGTCCGCTGATATACGTAGAAGTCTCCCATTGGCCGGGTTAGTGTTTGGTTTGTTTTCATAATTTCGGTGATTTTACACATGTTATTAATGTTTCGTTCACAAGTCCTGCTTCAGTTACATGGAATGAGTAACCGTATTTCTTAAGCCTGTCAGCAGTGGTACGAAGAGAGGGAGTTTTGATGTCTCTTGTTGGCACTCTT